TGTTGGTGGCGGTGGCGGTGGCGGTGGCGGTGGCGGTGGCGGTGGCGGTGGCGGTGGCGGTGGCGGTGGTGGTGGCGGTGGTGGATTTTGCTTGAGTGGTGTTGGTAAAAAGGGTGATTACCATAATGCATTAACGTGGTATTTTTTAGTGATTGATCAAGTAAGACATATATTATCCTATCTGGAACGAGAAACAATAGTTAATGATGCCATGGATGCAGTGTTGAATATAGTGTCCAATGTGGAAGATTGTTCTTTCGTATCATCCAAAGAATTTGATTATCAATTTGACATTGAAATTTTAATAACTTGTCTACGGATCATTTCGGATAAAATAGATGCATATAAAAATTTACAAGATATTGATATTGTTAAACAATTTGTCAAAGAATTAAAAGTTGTCAAAGGGATATTTGTTGAATGTGTATTTAAATTCGTGCTTGCAATGCGAGAAATTCCTTCCAGAAAAATTTTGGAACGGTCACAACTTTTAGCGATAGATAAGTTCAGGATTGGTTTATCAACAATTAAAGATCTTTTTCCAAAACATCGAAAGATAATTACTACTGTTCTGGATAGAAAATTTTCTTATTATGAAAGGCCTATAGGTAAACCAGACACGATTGAAATTCCGGATCTATTCGGAGCACAAGGACAAGGACAAGTACAAGTACGACAAGGACAAGTACAAGTACGACAAGGACAAGGACAAGTACAAGTACGACAAGGACAAGGACAAGTACAAGTACGACAAGGACAAGTACGACTACAGAGCGATGATGAGAACGAAGAGAAAGATGAGGAAGACGAGGAAATGACCACTGGATTACAATCTAAATTGAAATTACAACAGCAAAGTCAACAGCAACAAAGTGATGATGGTGAGTATCCCGATGATGAGGGTAAGGATACGGTGGATCTTCAACAGGGCAGTGCACAAGAGGGGAGTGATGATGCGTTTTCCCTTCTAATAGGTTTGTGGAATATTGAGAATCCTCAATTCAAACAAAACGAATTGAAAAAAAGACCAACACAAAAGGATTTATTACGTTTGTCCGAAGAAAAGATAACCTATATTCATGATTGGTTGATGGAATATCGACCCGATATATTTATGTGCCAGGAAGCGCCTGTGGAAGACAAGAAGCATTCCGATCAAGGACAATATGCAATGTTTTATAGTCTCTTGATTACATCATTTAAAAACCCATTCCTCCCCTATGATTTTATTGTTGTCATTCCACCTGTCCAGCAACATGAACAGCAACAGCAACAGAAACAGAAACCGCAACAATTAAATTCATTAATGATTCTATACGATATCAATCGATGGTATCTTGTATCAACGAATCATGAGGCCGTGGATACCAATTTCCACACGTCGACGACCATTTCTAAAGATGGTACATTCAATAAAGCGGTTCGAATTTATAGAAGTGATTTGTTGGTCGGTCTTTTCCGTAGCAAAATAGATCCATCTAAATTTTTGATTATCGTCAATGTTCATTTGACAAGGATCAAGAATAGCGATCAACAACAAGATAAAAAGAAATATAATAAAAAAATACAATCCAAGATTAAAGAGTATATTGAATTTTTCAAAAAAATGATAAATGATATAGGTTTCCAAAGCAAAAATAATATCATCTCTCCATTATACTATTCTGTCGTGATAGCGGGTGATTTCAATCGAGAACTTGGTCAACGTGGAATTGATTTGAGATCTGCTTGTAAAAGCCTTGGTGTTCCATCGTTTAACAGTTTATCGATTTCCGGGATCGATCATATGGTGTTGCTATCCAAATATTCTTCTACTTCTAAAATGCAAACTCGATTAGAATTATCCCAGGAAGTAAAAAATGCCATTAAAAACGACGATGAGAATAAAATCAGTGATCATATCCCGGAGATCATTCATATGACCGGTCATTATCTTCCTTTGTCTTTGAAAGTACCTTCTTTTGATCTAACTATTGGAAGCTACGAAATATTTATTCTGGAAGCATGTCTTAAATATTGTCTTCTCCGACATGTAGTCGATCCGCAGGAATTATTCTTGGAACAATTTCAGGATAAAAATGGAGTATATCTCACTGTCTTATCAAAAGGAATAAATCCATTTAGTAAGCAAGCAATTTCTTGGTTAGCAGATAAAATTCTTCAATTTAATAGCCAATATCTTCAATCCTATTGATAATTATTTTATTCTATCGTCGGGAGAAGAATTAATCTCACGCAGGACTCTTGCACTTAGTTTATTATGACGTGTGAAAGAATCGTCTCGACGATTCACATAGACGATACCAAACGTTTCATTATACCCAGAGGCCCATTCAAAATTATCCAGAAATGACCAGACAAAGAAACCTTCTATATTCGTCATTCCTCCTTCCTCGCGACAGTTTTGTACCGCTGCAAGGTATCCCAAAAGATAATGAGTCCTCTCGAGGTCAAAGAGCCCATCATTGCGTTGTGAAAAACCACACTCCGTGATAAGAATCGGTACCTCAGAACTGAAAGGATAATGATCTCTCAGATAATACATGAGTTTTTGCATCCCAAAGGGTGCGTCATAAAGCCATGGTGATTGAGCATGCGTCCATTCAGGGTGGATGGAAGAAGTTCCATTTTCATCCATGTAATAGGATGTGTAATGATTAATAGCCAGAAACGTATAAGAGGATCGTAGTTTTTCTTGTTCCTCCTCGGTAAATGACATTGTCTCTTTTTGTAAAGAGGCGGGATATCGACCCAACAGCAAGGGTTCCAGAAAAATACCAAGCATACGATCCATGGCAAGCATGGATTGTTTCATCGCTTTTTCAGAAGAGGCAGGAAGCGGTTCTACCCAGTTCGAGTTGAGTACAATGGCGATGTCGCCATCGGCATAATTCTGTTTGTAATAACACGCAACCTCGGCATGCGCCAATAGCTGATAGCGAGCCGATAGATAGAAATTTTGTGGTGACGAGCATTTACCGGGTGCAAAATTACATCCCGTCCCGTAGCCTTGTAGGGACGTGGTCAGCGGTTCATTGATGGTCATCCATTGATGGACTTTTCCTCCATACTCGCGGAATACTGCACGGCTGTATTGCAAAAATAAATCCACCATCTCGCGATTGAGCCATCCGTTGTAATCCTCATCAATGTATTGAGGTAAATCCCAATGATAGAGAGTGACGTGGGGTGTAATGTTCCAACGGTGACATTCATCGATCATATCGTGATAAAATTGTAACCCAGCGGAATCCATCACACCCATCTTGCACGGCATGAGACGCGTCCATGAAATCGAGAAACGATAGTGTCGAAATCCAAGTTCATACATATTCTGGATATCTTCTCGATATCGATGAAAATGATCGGTGGCATTGCCAACTGGATGCAAATGATGCTCGCGTGTATACACATCCCAGATACTGGAACCGGGATTGTAGCCCTCGACCTGGTAGGCAGACGTGGCAACACCGAGATAAAACGCATTAGCATGCGTAAGAAAAGTAATGAGGAAGGGCACAAAAAAAGTCCAAAGAGGACAATACATGACTTCTTTTTATTTTCATAAAGACGCGGTTCTTTAGATAATTCCTACACAACGTGTCAAAAAAATTAAAACCAAAAGGTTTTATTTTTGGAAAAGATGGTCACGGTAGCCGAGATAGGAGTTGATGGGAGTCATTTTGTTTACCATCCAAAATAGAAAATAGAAAGTGTTGTAGATTTTTCCAAAAAAAATAAAATAAAATCAAAAGGTTTTATTTTTGGAGGAGATGGTCACGGTAGCCGAGATAGGAAGAGTTGCGATTTAAGGCTTGGGTACCTGAACCACAGGTGTATTGTTGTAATCCTTCCAGTCAAACGTATCGTAGGGGAGATACCAGTAGGCGCGGGGATTAATCTGGGGAGTATTGGCCACCACGGGATAATTATCGGGCAGTGTGTAATTATAGTACGGGCAATTGGGCGGACTGGGATGCTGGGGCCCCAACTGGTAAAAGGGGGACTGGCTCATAAAACGTGGATCGGTACTAAAGACGGGTGGGGAGTGACCAGGTGTCTGGTACGATGATTTAAAGAAGATGTTGGGTTGTCGGGTATAGCCGTAGCCAAAATTCATAGCCCAGCCGTAGACCGGTTGTAGATATTTTTGTTTTGGATCCATCTATTTTTTTTTAAAACATGATTTAAAAAAAAATTAATCCCACAAACATATTCTGTTCATTTCATGTTTCATAATCATCAATCTCTTCTTTTCTTATCGCTACCGTTGACTTCAACATTGTACCTCTATTACCGGGGAGTAGAATGGTCGATTTTGGTGGAAACACTGGGACTTCAATCGGTGGTATTCATCATGGTGATGGGATGCCCATATCTATATTCTCGGTGGATGGATAGAAGAAAAAAAACAAAACAAGTTATGGTTGACGTACCGACGCCACAACCGACAGAAACGACGCCTATTGTAGTTCCTATTCCAATACGCCCCACCAGACATGTCAGGTTATGTTCTTCTCTTTCTACGATCTTTGAAGTTCCCACGCCGACGCCGTCACCTTCGCCGTCCATGGAGCACTACCGAATCACCATATGATGATGATTTAAAATGACACGATTCCTGTGATAGAAAAAAGAAGATTGGTAATGCAAGCGATCATCAAGACATTGTTTTGGGCATCGTCGATTTATCACGGGATCACCGATCTTGAGGTCCTCTATCGAGATATTGCGGGAGGGCAATTGTCACTTTTCTTGCTGAGCATGGGTATTTATGGCGCGTCGGTAGGAGGAATCCTTTTCTATTTGCAAGAGAAGACTCTGACAGTGCTCCAACGCGTCACCTTCTACCCCGTCGGGATTGTTCATCTTGGTGTTCATGATGGGTGGCAACGTCTTTTGATCACGCTTGTTACGACCACTGTGATTCCCAATTTACACGTCTTGGCGTATCTATATCTCATGATTATTCATTATCCAGGGATGGGGGGATCTTCCGTGAAACTGCCACAAAAACTTATGATCGCGTGGGAAGGGGTGACCCTGTTATCGACCCTTCTTGTCAAGCCCTGGAAGCGGTCCAATGATTTTTTTGAAAAGTCCTTGATTGCCGTGTTTCCGGCTCATTTTATCCTGGATCTGATTCGGGCGAGGTCGTTCCGCTGGCGGATGTAAAAGAGGGTCAGCACGGTAGTGACGGAGCCCAGGAGAACGGCAGAGGCTTTCCAGGCATAATATTTCCTCTTTTTCTGTTTTACCTGCGGGTCATACCAGCAAAGCGTCTCGATGTGGGGATCCGTGCCCGAGAGGAACTTGTCGGTCTCGACGGCGCCCTTGACCACCAGGGCTTCAATGGAGGGATCACGGGGTGCGCGCATATAACGACGATAATATTTAATGTTGTAGAGTTTGACCACAAGTTGATGGTGGAGAGAATCATCGCGGAAGAGGGGGAGCGGAGAACTCCAGCATCCATCCACATAATACTTGCCACGATAAGGATACCACAGACGCGGGCTGATAAAGAAGGGAAAATTGGAAGAGGCCATGGCTGCGTCGACAAGATCCTCATTGCTCTCGAATCGGGAAAACACCACATGACGGAGTCCACGAGACCAAGAGAGTTCTGTGCAATGAATGTACACACGGTCGGTGCAGATCTCGTAGGCGTCGTCGGGAAGGACGCGGAGGATTTCTTCTCGCAGTTTTTCGAAAAAATTCGTGGCACGAAAGAGGTTGTTGTAGATACCGATGGCTTCGTCACTGGAAACCCCACAGGCCATCATAATGGAACAGATGGCACCGCAACTGGATCCGGCGTATCGCTTGATGTAAAGCTTGCCTTCTTGTTCGAGTTTCTTGAGGATCTTGTCGACGCCAATCATAAAAAAGCCATAAAATCCACCGACGCTGACGACGACATCAATCTCGGGGGGATGGACGTAGCTGGAACGAATAAATTCATTAATGGAAAGAGAACGTATAATATTGTATTGCATTCCTTTAAAAGAGGATAAATAATACGAGAAACATATTTTTTTTTTCACATACGCTCACGATCTTAATGAACAATGCTCGCCACTAACGCTGTTGGTGTACTTGAATATACCCAATTAATGGTGGCAAACTCGTCTGTTCCTCCGGTGATATCTTTTTTTGATTTAAAGCTTGTTCTATGATTTTAAAAAAAATGGAAAATTTTGTCATCATACCGTCCAACATCACACATCCTTCCGGGATGACAAAGGGCTTGTTATGTGAAAACATTTCCCTTCTATATATTCATCCTTCGAGCAAAATTCGGGCTCGAAGGATCAGTCCTTTATTTGCCTATTCGGAAGAATTGGGGTATCTAAAGACGTTTAATGAGATGCTCAAACGCCCTGATCTGTTGGAGGAGGATGTCAAGACGGCGTTTGAATTTGAGATTGAGATTTGTGACAAGACGGGATGTCATGCGTCTTTATATCCGGATGCTCGTTCTGGATATGCCTACACGTTGCCCTACAAGTCGAAAGCCATTATTATCGGAAAGTGTGGTGATTATTATCAGCTACAGACCGGTGGATGGACCACCAAGTTTTTCCAACAGTATTATCCGGTGCGTCAGAACAAGAGACTCTTTCGTTTCATTCCTATGAAGGAGCCTATTCAGGTCATGGTTACTCATTCGGAAGGGACGATGTGTGCTTTGGAAAAAAAACAAGAAACAAAATGGTTACCGTCCGGAAGTTTGATATGTGTGCATCGTAAGGGATTTGTCCAAGATAAGATGGTGTTCTTTTCAAAAGAAGGATGGATTTCTCGTGAAGATGTACAACCGGTCGGTAAAGAGATTGCAGAACCTCCTTCTTCCGTTGTCACAAAGACGATCCACAACCTATGTGTCATCTGTGCCCACAAGGCCGTCAATTGCAGTTTCATTCATGGAGATTTTGCACACAGTTTTTGTTGCTACGATTGTTCTCAAAAGATTGCGGCAACCAGCACGACTTGTCCGATTTGTCGATTGCGAGTAGAAAAAATCGTTCTCAATTTTACACAAGAATTTCCTTCTGGTGTAGAATTAGAGGAAGAAAAAGAAAAAAAAACTGAACCTTCTATCCCTCCTTTGCCTCAGTCTTAGGGAGTAGATGAGGGGACAATCCATAAATCGAATTGAATTTTTAATCCTCTTTTTTTTTAAAAACAGACATTCCATCAATGACGACGCATTTCAATATCAGTCTTCTTTTGGATGAGAGTGGGAGCATGTACAGCCGGCACGCGTGGGTCATCAAGGCGTACAACGATTTTTTCAACCAGCAAAAGTTGTTGGTCATCGAGGGAGAAACGTGCACCGTCAGCACATATTTTTTCAATGATCAAGTGCGTACGATCCAGGACAAGGTGCCCATCACCGATGTCTCTCTTCTTACCGAGAGCGAGTATCGTCCTACCAACGGCACGGCATTGTACGATGCCATGATCGACGTGCTCGACAAGATGCATAATTTTGAGGGACGCAAGCTCTTTGTCGTGATTACCGACGGAATGAACAACAGCGGTAGCAAGACGGCCACCGATCTGCAGGAAAAGATCGAGTCGATGGCGGTGGAGATTGTCTACATGGGTAGCAACCAGGATGCGATCCTTCATGGCGCACAGGTCGGTGCTCGACAGGACGCGACATTGGAATACGACGATCACCATTTTCTGGAAGCGATGGATTCGATGGGCAACGCGGTGTCTCGGATGCGGTCAGGGGAAACACAAGCGATAGAATTTACCGAACTGGAGCGTTCCGTGAGCGGTGGTGGCGGTGGCGGTAGTGGTGGTGGCCCTCCCGTGATGCCCCCCCGGCGTCCCCGTTTCATGCATACGCTTTCTCCGCTTCCGGACACGGACATTGAATGGGAACCTTCTTTTGTGAACGTCAGTAGCCAGGGCGGTGATATTACTATGCTACAGCTTCCACCTCTCTTGCCTCCTCTCCGGAGATATGAGAGCAGACTGAGAGGAAGTAGTCTGGATAGTGACAGTAGCGATACGGATACGGTAGTGTTGTAAGAGTTTTTTTTTCTTGGGTGTTTAAAAAAAAAAGGAAAAAAATGAATTCGATGCGCCCTTCGTCTTATAATCCTATGCCACGTTTGTCGGACAATTCTTTTATTCGAGACAATAAATGTCCTCTGGACGGTACCACTTTAGGCAAAGATATGATTGAATTTTATGTGAATGATAAATTGGTGCGAGTGTGTAGTCATGAATGCATGATTCGTGTCAAGAATCTGTACAATTATTTGCGTTCCTAAAACATAATCGCGTCAGTTTGGGAAATTGACATGATTTTTTTTCAAAATAAGTAGCATTGATGCCACATTTCTCTTCGTCTTTTCGACAAAGCTCGGCGTATTCGAAATAAATGTTTCCCGTCATGATATTTTTTTGGCCAAATCGTGCACATTTGCCAAAGCTGGCATCAAGAAATAAACTATTTTGGAAATGACGACAATCTTGACACACGGGCTTGTCCAGATGGATAATCCCCGGATTAGGAAGAAAAGCCGTCGTCGCGATGGCCTTGATCATGACACCAAATTTCATATCTCGTTTACATGGATATCAAATTTGTCTTTATATGATTTTTTTATTTCTTGAAAGAAAAAAAAAAGAGAATGACTCCTATAGAATCGCTTGTAGAATTATTTTTCGACATTCGTCAAAAAAGACTTTTATGTGATCCAGAAAAACTGGAAGAAAGGATTGTGGAAGAAATCAAGAAAACAGATGAATCTTACTATGAAGAATTCAACCACGATTATAAAAATTGTGGAGATGGTCAAGCATTATTGGATTTCTATCTGCAAGTTTGGTTTTCTAAATTAGACAACCGAGGAGTAGACCTACGGAGTCTGAAGAAATGTTTGTTTGAAATTGTGTTGCAGGGTGAATTTTTTAATATATATCGAAATGGTGTAACTGTTAGAGGAACATTTGTGAATGGAGTTCGACAAGGTAAATTTACTGAAATCCGACCAGAAGGTGTGATCATTCACGGATTATTTGTGAATGGCGTTAGAGAAGGAAAATTCTCAGAATCCCGACCAGATATTACAAAACTTTTGGGGACTTATATCTGTGGGAAAAAACAAGGTGATTTTGTAGAGTCCCACATAGATGGTACGACTATTGAAGGAACGTATGTTGATGGAATCAAACAAGGGGGTATACCACCAGACAAAGAGATAAAACAAGGTGTTTATGATTGTAGAGGTAAGAAATTGGAAATCATGTTTGATAATGAACAAGGTCATTTTGTTGAAACTAATCCAGATGGTACAATAATTAAAGGATCCGTAGATAGGAATGGAATCAAACAAGGTGACTTTATGATAAAACAACCAAATGGTGTTCTACAGGAAGGAATATTTGTGAATGGAATTGTACAAGGTACACTTATTATTAGTAATCCAGAGAATGAGAGTAGAACAGAATTAACGTATTTGAACGGAAACAATCACGGTATCAGAATGGAGTATCGTAAAGATGGTACAGTGGTTGGAACAAGAAATGTGCTTGGAACCCTCCAAGGGGATTGGATTCAAGTTTCTCCAGATGGTACGACAATTAAAGGAAAATTCGTGAATGGAATCATACAAGATTCATTAATAATTATTAAAAAACTTGCAGATGGTAGGACAATAGAAGAAAATTTTGTAAATGGAATCAATCAAGGAGATTACATTGAAACGTTTCCAGATGGTTCGATGGTGAAAGGAAAATATGTGAATGGAATCAAACAAGAGGATCACATTGCAACCTTTCCAGATGGAAAGATAATTAAAGTAAAAGTGGTGGATGGAATACAATACTTTGTGATGATGACAAAACAAGGTCAGGTAATAAGAGGAATTATGGTGAATGGAAAGGCAAAAGGTCGCTTTATTGAAACCTTTCCGAATGGTTCGATATATGAAGGAATATTTGTGCAAGGAAAGATGACAGAAAGGAAAAAAGTGCGTATCGACGCCTCGTTTCCTGATTTATCGGTGAGTCCATTATCTTTAGACGAACTATTAGAATTATTACAAGAAAAAAAAACACAGAGAAGAAAGAGATTACAAAACGCGATCGCAACGCAACAACAACTCGATTCACAACGAAGGAAGGTATATGATTTTTTTATAGAATTGGAGGAAATCCAGATTTCAAGATATTTGGAAGGACAAAATCATCTCGTCATTGGTGTCTTGCAAACGGATGGACAATCGTTTCGTTACTATGGATTTAATGTCCGGCAAGTATCAAGAACCAATAATGAACGGAGTAGGAATATTCGATTTGCTGCCGAGATCAATATCCTAATACCTCGAAAAATTATCGTGCCTTTGATAAAGGAAGAAAGAAGAAATCTGATTTATGTCGAAAGAGATCCCCAATCGGACATTTATGATGTGATAGGGTCTCGAAGTGTAGGAGAAGTAGACTTTGATGCCGATATTTTTCCTTTACCACAACCGCCACCACATCAAGAATAATTTTTATTCAATCTTCACAAAAGGTAATTATGATCTTTTGTGGAGATTTCCTCTCTTATTTGAAAAAAAAAACAAATCATTTGCAAGCCTTTTAAGCATTCGATTTGCAACAAAAACAAAAAAAAAAGAATGAATCATGATCTGATGATGACGATCGCCATGTTTCTGGCCGGTATTTTTTCCACCATGAACATCTGGGCAAATTCATGGTCCGATATTCGTTTGAGTCTGAATGACATGTACATGATTGGTCTGATGATCGGATGGATGTTTTTCTTTATGGGAATTCTCATGCTCCAATGGAAAAAAGCCCTGATGGGTCTTTTGATTGCCGGATTGATCTTGGCGGCAATTCGAACACAATTCTTAGTCGATCAGACGCAATTCCTGTTACAGATGATTCCCCATCATTCCATGGGCATCTTTCTAAGCCGTAAATTGGAACAAAAACCCAATACTATTCCTAAACTCTTGAACAATATCGTCCACGTCCAAGAGAACGAGATTGAATATATGAAAAAGAAACTGAAAGAGGCTTAAGTGCAATCCTATTCATTATAAAAGGAACACGACACGAAAAAATGAAATTCATCGATAGGATTGTTTTGGGTTTAGTGGTCGTGTTAAGCACCGTGGTGCTACCATCTCTTGGTTATCAGCCTCAGGGGATTCCTGTGAAAGACAGGATTGTTCCCAGGGACGATCATCAGAGACGATTAGAACAGTTGTTAAAAAATGATAGTATCAAGGTTCTTCTTGTGACGGGTGCCGCCGGTACGGGCAAGACGCTTCTTTCGTGTCAAGAAGCGCTTTCTCAGTTCCAACAAAAAAAGAGATTCAAGATTGTCATCACACGGCCTCTGGTGTTTGTAGAGAACGAGGAGCTGGGATTTCTTCCGGGGAATATGAATGACAAGATGACGCCGTGGACGATGCCAATCTTGGATCATATGAAAGAATTCTTGGAAACCAGCGAGCTCAAGCGTCTAATCAATGAAAACAAGATAGAGATTAGTCCTCTTGGGTATATGAGAGGACGGACCTTTAAAAACAGCTTTATCATTCTGGACGAGGCGCAGAATACGACGCCACAACAGATGAAGATGTTTCTCACGCGCATCGGGAGTCATTCCAAGATTGTCGTTAATGGCGATCTGGACCAATCCGATCTGACTCGGGGAACGATGAATGGATTAGAAGATTTTATTCTTCGACTAAAAAGTCATTATGAAGGGAATCCTCATGCAATGTATGAGGAGGGTTTTGGCGTCCTGCATCTACAGAGGGAAAATACGTACCGTCATCCCATCATTGAAAATATTCTAAAAATTTACGATGGGGAATCTTAACATGTTTTTTCCCCTTCTAATGCCATGTCTATTATTAAAATATTATTGATAGTAATATTTTAGCTGTAGGGTTGGCATTCAGCACTCATTCCTCCCGAAGTTTGATAAAATTTATAAGATATAATAACATTTCGCGAGGTAATTTCGCAATAATATCAGGAGTAAGGCGACCTGTTAATATGGCAAACTTTATTCGTTTTCGTTCCTCTTCATTTAAACCGACCACAATTTCGTTGATTGCTCTAAATTTTGATTGTTGTTTTCCAGTATCGTAATGCCTTCGACTTGCTTTATTCATATCACTCACAAAACCAAGGGTAAGATCGCTTATATCACCTGGCAAAGAAGCAAAATCCTGATTTTTATATCGATATTTTTTAATTACACTTTCAATGCAATCCGCGATCTCCTTATTATTCAGGATGATATCCGATTCTTCTAACAAACAAGAAATATAATAATGTCGTAATGCAGGTGCACCTCTTACATCATCGGGAATCTCTTTGGGATGGAATTTATCATTAAACAATATTCTTAATTCAGTGTTGGATGCCGAGATGGCCATGCAACAAAAATCCAGCAACTCATTAAGTAGTGCTGTTGTCATTTTTTGATGATATCTATTTTTTTTTTATTTTGAACCCATATCAAACATCTTTCGGAACCGATCCACATCATAGAGAAAAGGTGGTTTCCATTGAATGGTGTATCGTACCGTGGGACCCGAGGAAATGATACAGGGATGCAACAATAAGGGTGGTGTATGACCTTCATGCACCGTGATATACGGAAAGAGGAGATTACCATTCCGTGTCAGAAACATTTGATGACTGTCCAAAAGATAACCGCATCCGATCACCTCTCCGGCCTTGATTTTGGTGGAATTTCCGATACGATAGAAATCAACCATTTCCTGATACACATGACCATCATCGGGATGGAATCCGATAGAATGTTTCGTGTATCCGACGTGCCATTCACGCTCTAAACAGGTTCCAAAATCCACAAAGGAAGAAAATCCTATGGAGATGTTATCATTCTCGGATTCGTCCAGGGAATCGAGATGGACCTCATAATAGATCATGTCGGAAATCCATTTCTTCCCGGAAGTATCGAGGAATTTATTTCGCCATAGAACGGTTGACGGATCCCACAGACGATCCCACCATCGTCGAAAAATATTTTTAGACAAAGGTTTCTGATATTGATAAATCATACGAGGATCCTGCATGAAATAAAATTCCCACTGTCCACGACGATGATGAAGAACACAATCCTCACGGGGAAGATAGGCGCATTGCAGATCCAGGGCGGTAAAAGAACAGGTCGAAAATCCAGGAATCCCGAATTTTTTGGAAAAACACAAGGGAAGTAGCACGGATTCACATATTTTTTGGTATACGATACCCGTCTTCCCAATATTATTAATATCACGCAACGTCAAAAATTCCGTCATGTTATCCACGGCGATTTCTAAAATATCCGATAGACATATAGACATTAGGTATTTTGACAAAGACCTAATGGCAATCGAAAAGAATAAAAAGGAAACCATTTTTTTTTCTTACATTACAAGAATTTTATCGTTGTCGTAAACTATTGGTTTCCTCATTCAACATTTTACGGAGTGGAGAAGGAGAAGAAGGAGAGGATGGGGAAGACGGAGGGGGTGGGGGAATCGTAGATTCGATATTATCGTCGTCGTCATCCAAAGACGACAAATCATCCACCACGGCTATATCACTGTTTATATCTTCTTCTTCCTTGCATCGGCAAAAGATGAGATATTTTTCCATCCCTTGAGAAACAGGTTTCCATGTACCACCACCGCAATCCTCACAAACATTCAATGGAAGAGGAAGAAGAGCATACGCTATTCTTTCCTCATGTTTTCGATAATAAGAAGGAATTGGATGCATCATATGAATGAATGGTTTGAATCTTTTATTGAAAAAAAAAGGGCTTTTTATTCATTTTTTTTTTCTTCTTTTACGACTGCTCTTGACGGGGCTCGAACCCGTGATCTTCGGCTCATAAGACCGATGCATTGACCAAACTATGCTACAAGAGCGCCACGAATAATCTTTTTTACTCTAATTTATTTTGTTTAAACCTTTTTTTTACGCAAAATATCGCAAACCCATGAGACCGTTGTATTCTGTCAAGAAACGATCTCCGACATCTCCTTTTTCCAGCACCCGGATCGGTACTAAACGGAAATTCAACGCCTCGGGTGGCGCCAGCTGTCGCAATCGATCCATTTTGGCTTCATCGATAAACAACTCTTTGAGCTCGTAGGCCTCGATGGCGGGGACAATGGTTGGACGCATCTTACCAAACACATACAGATCCAGATTGGTCTTGGGATTCTTGATTGCTTCCAGACGCTGTTCAAGGAGCGCGTGATGCTCCTGCATCTCGCGTCTCTCCTTCCATTCAAAGAATTGCTGACGATGCGTTATTGGCGCATCCAACGAAACCATCACCGACGAAGAAGGAAGAGTCTCTGATACCCCTTGGACGTACACCGTCTTGTGTTTTAGTCGCAATTCTTGACAATGCGTCTCCAGGTTTTTTACATCTTTTGTCGATGATTGTTCCTTGGTGCGCGTCCATTCATAGATATACATCTTGGACTTGTCAAGGCGCACAAAACATTCAAACTCCTTGTTTAGAAAAAAATCGCGAAAATGCGCGCATTCGTACTGTTCACTGGTACGGTAATAAGGATTGAGCATCTTGTACTGACGCGCCGTCTGGATCTGATCCGCTGTCAGATCAATCCATCCCTCATTCATAAAGACCAAACGATTCAAGATACGATCGGGATCTTCAGCCCGTAGCGCGCTTATCCATCCAAACAAGGCATCATTTACCTTCTTGCGTCGTACACTATTGGCAATTTTTTGTGCCTTTTTTAGCTGTTCTTCAGCAAATAAAAGAACGCTGGCCACACTTCGATCAATGACACAAAGAGTGAGAAGCGATTCCGTAGCATCGCGATGATTTTCATATTGATCCAAAAAGACGTTCATATCTGACCTTTCCTTTTTCCCTTGTTGAAAAAAAAAAATGATACACCACTTTTTTTTTTAATACCGGTTTGGTCAGAACTTGCTCTATCAAGAATAATGCAAACCGATTATGAAAGGATCCAAGAAAGGGCCCACTACATCGTAAAACGACATTTAGAGACCCTGGAGGACCGTCGTCAAGAAAACAAGCTTTATAAACGCATGTCTGGGAAAAGAACGTACGGCAGACCGTTTTCAAAGCACGGTCGTGTCTATCGATCGTTGCGTGCCGTGGGTCATCGTATACAACAACTTTCACCTCAACAGAAGAAAGGGGATGCTCGCAAGTATTGGCAGGCGCTCCGTGCCATCCTCCATCCCTGCAGGGAAGACAGCGGTAGGAGACAGTATTGCCCTTACTGTTGTTTGCGCGATAGGGGAGAAGAGATTCCCGAGACCTCCAAGAAGGAAGCGCTCTACTTCCTCTTCGATCATGAACATCGCTTGGCTCCTTCGAACAAGAATTTCGCACCGACCCACGCAGTCCTGGGTCTTCTTCGTAAGGATCCTCTATTTCGAAATGTGCTATTAAAATCTCGACCGCCACTGCCACGGCAGTCATCGTCGCCAGTCAGAACCAGAATATATATCCTTCTTTTCTTCTTGTTGTTTTTCCTAACTGTTCCTCTCTTGCTCATTGGGTGCTTTTTAATTGTTCAACAACAATCACATCTCATCATAATATAGATGATGATGATGATAAATGTCTCTTTTTTTACGTCAAAGAAATTTTTTTCCTTACCATGAAGAAAATTACAAAAATGACGTTTACTTTAAAAATCAAATTTGATCCACCCATTCCACGAATCATTGATAAACCATTAACGGAGCTTGATGAAGATATCGACGAAGCTATAACCAATTGGTTTGAGGATATACTCAAGTATACTGTAATAGAAGAAGAATTTTTAGAAATTGATGATATAACACATATTTTTATTGATAATGATATTGCAGAAATCGAAATTTTTCTCAAAGAGGCACCCCAAACGGAAGAAGAAATGGATCAGATTCGCCAATTGGAGCAATTAAGTCAGGATCCAACATTCGTTAGAAATATGTTGATAGGTGCTTTATTGCAAGAATTGTATATTAAATGGAGCTCTAAACAAACAAGAAAAAAACTTTTTTCCATTTCAAGTTCAAGTTCACTATTTACTCTTCCTCAGACCATAGATTTAACACAGGTGTTCAATATATTTATTTCAGTGTTTGTCACAGAATTCACAGAAAAAGAATTTCTAAATTATATCGTTTTTCTCAACTGGTTCATCAAAGATGATGATGCTCTTTATAATGTTATGATAATGCTTGTGAAACGATATTACCCGTTTCTTCGCTATCAAAAAATAATTACAGATATGGAACGTTTTCTTCTGAAACAAAGACCAGTCGTTGTTCAACAATTGAAAGCAACATCAGAACATGATTATAGTATCATTTTATACCGTTCTCCTTTTCAAAATATTTATTTAAATCAAGATCAGGAAAGAGATATAAAGTATTTTGTAATCTTTTACCTTCTTGAATATATATTTAGACAGAAATTGAATGATGGAAAATGGGAAGATTTTTATAGTGGGCAAAAAGACAAACTTATCATCCAGTCCATTAATCCTGTGGTAATCCTTTTTCAAAATACGTCCTTTTATCAAGAACATAAATTGCTAATTACTACCTATTTAGAGAAACATGCATCCCATCTTATTAATGTATCCGATTTAATTTCTACTTCTATCAGAATTCGCATACCTGATCATGTTACGGATCTTGAAATGAAGTTTATTCATAATATCATGGAACAAAAACATTCTGAAATGTATAAAGAATTTGCTTATATGTATATTAGAGTAACCAATGAACGGGAATTATTGTTTATGTGTTTACCCTTGAAAGATTCTTCCATGAAATCTTTGATCAACCGATTGATGGTCATCAACCAAAAGGAAGATTTAGAAAAATATATTCATCATACCATCAAGTGCGTACAAGAAGCCATCCAAGCACACCATGACCGTCTGAAAAAAGCTAAAAAATACGCCAGAAAAAAAGAGGCCGAGGCCAGAAAAAAGATCCAGAAACGCGAAGAAAAAGCACGAATTGCTGTTGCTCAAGCCTTGGCACGCAAAGAAAAGCAAGAACAACAAGCACGCATTGCTGCTGCTCAAGCAGCGAAAGACAAGGCTAAAACCTTGGCTCTTCGTCCTCGATCGTATTCCGACCCATCAGGGTTCCGACCCACGATGGCCTCGTGGCATGGTTATGGGCGCCTCCATAAATCTGATATTGATATCAATCTTGAGGAAGTGTTTGCTCAGGCATTACAAATCCAATCCATGGAGGCCATGCAACACTATTTAGAAGAAACCGTCCTGGTTTCCGCCCCCTACGCTTCGGCGTGGCTCGCCTTTCTAAATTCCCATTACAACCAGGAAATCACGGATCTCACGTATCAAGCAAAATTTGCCCACATGCTGGTATGGACACTTGGATCCTTTGGTCTCGATGGCGCGATCCTGACTCAAATCACAGATAAAAGTCTTGCTCTTGTGGATGCCATTTACACCTTTTATGACGCCCCGGAAAATCCAGCCAGTTCCCTTTTTATTTCCGGATTGCCTACTACTGGCTATACCGATAAAGATTTTTACCGAGAATTTCGTCAAAGAGTACCGGGATCCTTACGCATGTGCGGTCTCGTTCGTGTGACGGAAACGATTAACATTGGTGGTGGTTATCTTTGTTTCCATAATATTGAATTCGTGATACGATTTCTTTCCACCTACCACAATCCTCAAGATCGTCATCGATTCATGCTCATGTTGCCCGGGTTTACAAGTTATCAATATCAAGCCACCTTTGGAATGGGAGTCAACGCGTACCATATACGAACCCCCGACCGATTTAAAGAATGGACACGAAGCCGTTCGAAATGGTTTGGTCTGGTGCTTGAAGATCCATCGCCACCTTCGGACCATTCGTATTATACGATGGTCGAGGAAGGGAATCGGATTTATTTCCAAATTCTGGCCATTCTGAGTGGCTCTTATGGCTCTGATATTTCGGATGTAACGGATCTCCCGATACCGAAATCAAATATCGATCGTGAATTGTTGGCGAGCTGGATCACAGGTATGATTCTCGAGGGGGAGTGGGATGAGGAAGATTACTCTAATATCAAGTCGTCGTCATCGCCCAGTATAGAGTGGTGTATCCGAATCATCCGAGCCGCGTTTGAATTGTTTGAAGAGCATCCGGATTTATGGAAACAAAAATTCCAACAACAGCAACAATATCAACAACAACTTAAGAAAAGCTGGCGCATGGTGTCTCAAATTTTAGACCGTAAGGAATCTTCCCTCTAAACGCCAGTGTTTGTCTTCATCATGTAAGAAATAAGGTCCTGCAAGCCTTCTAACAAGGGGGTTCTCCCTCTACTTCCATTTCGTGATCCAGACGGGCATTCCCTATCACGAAATCAACATGTTGTGCCGATAATATAGAAATAAATTGTTGACCGATCCAACCTAAATATTTTTTTTTATTTTCTCACAGGAAATTTTAACGAATGGGAGCCGAATTTTGATTTCTCAGGATAGAAAGAATGTTTTTGATATCGGTATCATCCTTCTCTGTAAAATCGGCATCTTCTTCGCCATTCGCAACCGAGGTTTCAAGACTCATCTTTTTCGCCATGTGCGTAGATTGGTGGAAGAAATTGGAAGATTCGTGATCTTCATCCCGAATAGACGAAGCCCCTTTCCCGGGTTTTTCCACAATCGGATTTCCAAAGATGGGGATATTATCACCCGTCTTACCACGGATATAATTACCAAAAATATTTTTGGACAATGTAGGAAGAGTGAGCGCGGAAGCGTAATTGGTGGTGGGTGTTGGAGGCGCAGGGGCTACCGCCACAGGTGCGGGTGCGGGTGCGGGTGCAGGTGCGGTCGGTGCAGCTACGGGTATGGGCGCCGGGGTGGTGGGCACGGCGACAGGTGCGGGTGTAAGTTCTGGTGCCAGTGGTGGTAAAGATACTTTGTTATGGAGCGCTGCAAATGCACGTAAAGGATTGTGGTTATTCATTGCCTGGATAACATTTTCCGTGTTGTTTTGATTCAAGAAAAAATCAGGAAATTCAAAAGGAACATCACGTTCTCTCAAGTGATCATAAATCTGTGTCCCCTCGATGCTATATTTGAGGGAGAAGAAACCTTCAATCTCATCTGGAAAATTGACGGTCACAAAGATCTGACCGGGAGGTACCGTGTCCATCACAATTTCCTTGGAAAGAAAACGACCCTTGGTGCTGACAATGTCCTGAATGGGAACGGTGACCAGGTTCACCAGTTCCAAAGCCGGGGAAAAGATCTGGGACCATAAGGAAACGGTGCAATAGCCAATAGGCGCCGTTCCAAAATAACTCAACAGCAAATGCATATTGTAAAGATGGATGTTGCTGGATACCAGATGTCCATTGGCAAACGACTTTTGTAAAAAGTCGTTGCCTTCCATATTGTACGAAACGAACTTACCATTGTTTCCAATCATCATATTCCTGGAAACCTTTCCATGAATCTCGGCATATCCCTCCAAGACGCGTTCCGTATCATTGCGCAGTGTCTTGGAAGAGACGTCGGACACATCTTGGATCGCTTTCGTTTCCGCGTTTTTCACCTTTTTAATCATGGTCCGCATCACACTCGAATTCAGAGTCGGAGCCTTTGTGTTGAGATAGGCATTGGCTCCGGGCACGCCATAGGCGCCAATCGATTTCAGCGGTGCCGTAGCCTGTTGTTGTTGTTTCCGACTTCGATTCCGTCTCTCTCTCTCTCGAGTGCTCGCGGCACCACCACCACCACCTCCCCTTCCATCCACGACGGCTCTGGATGTCCCGGAAGTGATAAGCTTGTAATTCGATTTCCCTCGATTATCTAACATCTTTTCCAATTTCCATGATTGATTTCCCATATCAAGACTGCTCCTGGAACTTGCGCTCCTATCCTCGGAATGAATTGGAATGGGTCGAAAAGAATTCATGTGTTTTTTTTTTTACGATAAACGAATTTTTTTTTATTTCCCTCTTTCTTTTCCATTTTGAGTCATTTTCTTAAATGATTTTTTGGTTTTTAAATGCAACGGTGAATTATTGAGAAGTAAAAAAAAAAGGCAATTGATCTTCAAGTAGAAGGGGCAAAATAGATAAATGGTTTGGAAATAGTGGTCAACAGGTTTTCTTTGATAAAGATCAATTCATCCGGAAAAATAAGTTTATTGACAAATTCTGGATACATCACGTCTCCGACAAAGAAACCATCGGTGTACTCGACCGGTTTCTTTTCTTTGAAGCGAAAGTCGACTCCCTTGTAGCACCTCATGAGACATCCAATGTTCTTTCCATGGTCCAAAACGATCCGCGACATGCCGATTTCTTTTTCTTCAATCATTTTCTGGAAATCGGTCATGTATTCTGTCATGGAAAAAATACCTTTTTGGATCAATAGATCCAAGGTATCACGTTTCATGCAAAAAATATAGGACTGCACGTGGGAAAAAAGAAGGGGATGCTCCTCATGAGTGACTTGGTCTTTTTGAAAATAATTAAACGTATTGATCGTGCTCCCAAAAATCGCGATATCATCTTTTTCCAAACCATCGATAAAATTTTCTGTCCAGTACTTGTAAAACTCTTTGGGAAAATCTTGTAAAAATCGGTAGGGGCCTATGGCGGACGAGTTGATAAAGAGGAAGCATTCATAGGCCTTGTACCGATCGTCGCGCAAGAGTCCTTCGGACCATCCTCCGAAATCAAACCCTTTATTTGGTCTCTGAAGGACGCGTACGTAAGATGGTATGTTGATGATGGATTTTAAATCGAGATTTTCGTCGTTACAAATGATTAGAAAATCGGTGTCTTTTTGGAAAAAAAGCGCGTGCTTGATGAAAAATTCGACGCGGTCGTTGTATTCATGAAAGACGTACAGAACAAACGTTTTTATGGTTTTCTTGATTTTTGTAATCTTATAACCCACATGTTTTTGATTAGGATACGTTGAAAGCAATGTTTCTTCAAAACTTTGAAGATAACGATTTCTATCTTCCCATGGATTTCGGAATGTGTTTGAAGCAGATCCACCACCCTGATAATGATGAATCATGGTTATCTTATTGAGGATTCCTATGGTCAACCCCATTTTTTTATAAATCATGCTTTCCATACCCCACATCCATGGATTGTCGTGACATACGTATTGATAATAAGTGCTATACGCCGACGATTTGAAAACATACAGAAAAAGCTCGCATAATTCTAAAAGGATAACATCGTATTCATCGGAATTTGTGTGCATCGGCGAAGGACCAATATATCCACTTGGTGATTCCTTGGTAAGAGAAGGAGACACAAGATCCAGGCCCAAGTCCGTGATATATTCTTCAATACAAGGAAAAGAAAAATTTTCCGAAATCTCTACATCGTCCAAAACAATCATCACATACGAGTAGTTGGAGACCTGTTCTGGCGTCGCGTGGCGCTTGATAAAATTTCCCACGATACCTTTTTCTTTGATGACGTGAAGATTGAATTGTTGGACGATCTCTATCGGGATTTCCTTATCGAGTGTGTACTGACAGACGGTGATGCGTATATTCTTGGAAGAAAAATTTCGTGTCAGTTTAAGGCAATTTTTTTGCAATATAGATACCTTGTGATCCCAATGGGGTTCACCGAATCCAGGAACAATGATATAGATGGAAGAGGGTTCTTGCATTTTCAAAAGGATACATCAACCTTTAAATTTTTTTAAATTGTAAAAAAAAAGAGGAGCCGTGTTAAGAATATAGAGGCCGTGTAAAAAAAAAAATGTCCAATAATCATCGTATCGTGTTGGGTCTTCTCACGCTGGTGCACAAAAAATGTGATCCCGAGTCATGGCTGGCCCAATTCTTGCATCGTGTTGGTCAAGGTGTGTACCGGGCTTCAAAAACAACAACAACGGAGTCTAATACGACTACGACAAGCAAGCGTTATCTGGAACAAGACGACGAATATTGTCGGATGTTCCTTCGATCAAAGATCAAGGAGATTCAAGATCGTTCAGGAGATGACAACATCCTCCTCCAAAAACAATGGAATCGGTATACGGATATGCTAAAAGAATTATTAGAGGCTTTGGAATCGGAGGCGTCACCCGTCAACAAAAATAATGAATCGCTTACCGCATGGATCGATGAGCTGTTTCCCGAGAAGAATAAGACGCCGTATCTTTATGCGGATGCGGATAGGATTCCTTTCTCATTTTTTATTATGGAGGATCGGGAAGCTTTTTTCAAAGAACCGGAGGGTAGCCGGATACGCCATTATCTTTTTTTTCTGAAATCAATGGAAGATCTTCTCCATTCTCAAGCTCATCCGATGAACAAGGGAGATTCCACTTCTTATATCCTGTGGACCACTCTGGAAAATACATTATTACGAACCGCGGGATTTCACGGCGTGATCCTTGATCGTGGCGAACTGGAAAAAACCAAAGGACGTCTTTTTTGGAACCCCTGAAAAAAAAAATGATTGCTCTGTCATTTGGTTTAAAAAGACAGAGATCTTTCAAGGAAAAACACATGAATCGACGTTTCAAGAGATTTCTGAATCTGATGGTGATGGAAGGTAAAGTGAACCGGAATATTGTGGTAGAGGCATGGAACCGTGCATTAAATGTAGTCGTGCGTCCTAAATATCAGCTTTATGTCAAGGACGTGTTTCCGACAATGAAGGCTAATCATCCCAACCTGTCGAGACGTGATCTTATGAGATTGATCCGAGAACAATGGATGGGATTAACCGAGTCGGAAAGGGTGTCTTATATGGTGATTGAGGACAAGCGTCCTTCGAGACCTAACCCGTATCAGACGTTCCAGAAAGAGACCTATCCCAAGATCCGCGCGTTGCAACCGGAGCTCGGGATGGGAGATATCTCGAAAAAGATTTCCGAGTTGTGGAAAGCATTATCGGAGGATGAAAAGGCGGCGTATGCACTGGCAGCGTCGATTGGCGTGGGTAATGCTTCTCCGGCAGTGATTCTGGAAGAGCAAGAAGAAGAGGACGAGGAAGAACAGGATCCTATGGAAGAAAAATATGAGAAAGTGATGATTGCCACCGCTGCCGCGACGGACCCTGTGATGGGAACGGTGTCGCCTTTGGCATCTGTGGAGGTGGCGGTCGTTGCGGGGACGACCGCGACAACGACGACAACGACGACGACAACAACAACAATGAAACAGGATTCGGTGTTGGCCCCGGGGGTGATTTCGGAATATTTTTTAAAAGGGAAGAAGGGAGCCACAATGACTGTGGATAAGATTCGTAATGAGGATCTTTATCTGGACGAAGGAGAGAAGAAGGAGATCCAAGAGATCCTGGAGTTTCTTCGGACCAAGGATGATGCGTCTCTGAAGCGTCTCATTCGTGAGAATTATGATGTGAAGATTCCCGAACGCACTGGAAAGGATAAGCTGTTGGAGTATGCGTACAACGCCGAGCGTCAACAGAAGATTGAGAAGCGTTTTGTAGACAAGAGGTCTCTTGTACCTCGATCGATGCTTGTTCTTACAAAAGAGGACAGCCAGCGTCTGGAGGAGAGAAAGGCACATCTGGACAAGATGGAATTCTGGGCACTATATCTTCAGTACCGTAATTGTTTTCCTGAGGATGAGCGTGGAGAGAATGATATCACCAAGGGCCAGTTGCTACAGGGGATTATGGATTTTGAGAGGAAGGAGATGGAGACCTCGAGATGTCGGATCGCGATGGGGATTACGACTTGTTGATAAGATTGTAATTATTGCCGGCATGTACAAGCGATGAATCCTCGTAAGACAAAAAGAAAATAGTAAAATTAAAAAAAAGGGGTGTAATTATAAGACCGACCCACCCCACCCCACCCATGAGCTCTACGTGTTCCATATGTATGGAAGAGCTTTTATTACCGACCGAGGTGATTTGTTTTGCGTGTTTTCGCCCAAACGAGCTGGGATGTTCCTCCATTCATCGGACGTGTCTGCGTTGTGTCTATCGGTGGTTGCAACTGGACAAAGATGCGGATCAGAGAGATTATTATCGCAAGTGTCTTTATTGTCCACAGCATGCGCTTTTACAAACGCTGGATACGACCACGGCATTTCGAAAAGATTTTATGGCAATGCTGAGTGATGAGAAAGACAATTATTCCTGTCCATTTTGTAATATCTTTCATGGCACACAGGTTTTGATTCATCGTCATATTGAACACGATTGTTCTAAATTACCCATCCAATGTTTTTGTCGCAGGGTGTTGTTGCGTGAAGATTTTTTCTTCCATTTGTTTCATTGCACGCATCACAAATATTGTTATGATTGCAAGATCTATCTAAAACGATCTATTTACGGTCAGCATTTAAAGGACGTGCATCATCAGATCCAATGCAAATCTTGTGGAGAATACGTGTCTTTTGAACGATATGGACATCATCTTGATTCCGAGTGTCCTGATCGTCTCATGGTCTGTACTTGTTGTATGAAATTAATCCCTTTTCGAATCTTTCGTTCTCATTTAATGGATCATATGAGAGAGATTGTGCAAGAGATCAAGACCATCCGTTTGCGACAAGAAGAACTCACTCTTCAATTCAAGCAAATTCAGGAACTTTTGGCTCCTTCTTGGAACATTAATCTTTTGGAAGATTCACCGTAAGTTTTTTTTTATTTGTAAAAAAAAAATACCCATGTCTTCTTCACCATCATCCGACGACGAGGACTCGATTACCAATGTTTCTATGAGCGAAGAGGATCAAGAGGATCAAGAAGATCAGGAGGACCAGGATAAGACATCTCGTTTGCTCCTCTCCTTAAAACCTCGCGTTGACGACAAGAAACCTTATAAATGTTTCTATAAGGGTTGTGATAAACGTTACACAACGGAGGGTCATCTGCGAGTTCATATAGACGGTATACATAAAAAAAAACGGAATATATGCAAATTTTGTCATAAAAAATTCATCTCAAATAGTCATCTTACACGACATATTAGATCCGCTCATTCTATAATCAGACCTTTCCGCTGTGAAATCTGTCAATTAGCATTTGCAAGAAGAGAATTATTTGTACGGCATGAATCTACAAAAAATCATAAGGAAAATGTAGAAAGGCATCAGAAAAAAAAACAATGCATTATAAATGTTTTCGATCAACACTCTTTACCGATTCATCATATTAATAGTATTTTACAAGAAATGAAACCCAGCCTTGGATTCATTCTCTACGATGAATTAATCAAACATTACTTAACCAATACAGTGAAGGACATTGCCTTAATGGTACATCTATTGAGAAACTCGACCTCATAAGATCCTTTTTTTCTTTTTGTCAAAAATTGTTGATATAAACTAAACAAAATGTCGGCTCTTGCTATTGTAGACGAATTAGCAAATCATATTCACTCTCTTCCCATGAATATCTTTTATCATATCTTGAGTTATACGCCATGTTACGGGATTACGCCAAAAATGATACGGAATCAAATGCATTTTCTTTCCGCGTATCGTTTATTGTGTTCAAGCGTTATATTGGAAAAAGAGGAGCGTTATAGGATCCGAGAGAAGATGAAGACATTTGATTTTTTGGCCAACAATTGTTATTTTCAATATGAGGATGATTTTATGTACATTGGTATCTGGAGCGATGTTTGTGAGAAGGAATTCCCTACGGAAGCGGATTATATCGTCTTGTATTATTCATGAGTGTAAAAAATAAAAAAAATAAATTTCTTCTCTGACAATAGAGAGATAATTAATGACAGACTATCGTGGGAAACCAAATCATAAGAAATCATTATCGGAAAACGATGTCTTGCTTAAAGATCTGATCTCCAATTTTACCGAGCTGGGAAATTCTATTTATTCAGAGATACAAGCCAACACCCTCTATACCGTTTTTTCTATGGGAGATGATTTCTATATCACGGCCTCTCAGAGGAATCCCTTTCAGCTGGATCTCTACCGAGTCCGGGATGGGATGACCTCGAAAATTCAGCCGGCCCTTTGGCGAGAAATGCAACTGGTGAGTATGAAGACATCCTATATGATTGCCGAGAGCGAGTCGCTTCTTCGCTTCCATGCCGATTCCTATCATGATCCCTACGAGCTCAAGAAGGCCATTCTTGCCTTGATGATGTCACAAAAGGTATTTCAATATAAGAAAGAATGGATCGTGCACTTCAACCTGAGTGACCAGGGATTCTGGTGCCCAAGTATAATTCAAGAGATTGACGTCGACGCGGAGATCATCTACGATTACAAGGACGTCCGTTTCTCCTACAATGGATCCATGCTTCTGGTAACGGTGCGTGGCACACCCTGTTACATGCTTGATGCGCATCGGAGTTCTCCGCTCTTTTTTGTACCCACATTGCCTCATAACGTTGTGGAAGCCAAGCTCTTGCTGGGATTCTCCGCGAAAGACTTTGTTCTCGGTATGGGCATGGATGAATCGATCGGTATTCCGCTCATCGCGCTCCTTTCGGGGGCTGCGCCTCTTAAGAAGAATGAAGCAGAATCCATTTCTCACAAAATACATGTTTTCAGGGACAATCTCGAAGATCCCGATGGCGATCTTCTGGGTCATTTTGTGATCTGGAACCCGGTGTGGAAAAAAGGGGCGATACCACGTGTCGGCCTTTCTTCGGCACCACATAATTCTCATTTTACTTCACAACTTTTTCCCATCGGAGAAGCGGAATGGAATATGATGTTGTCGTTGCCTCATACCAAGCCCATCATTTCCGATATTGTCTTTCATTAATTAATTGGCAACTTAAAGACCCAAAACGCTTATAAAAAAGCACACATGCAACTTTCTTACTACGCCTATCTTTTTCATCAATTTCTTGTGGCGTTCAATGTCACCTACAACAGCTCCTCTGTCTTTGAAGACCGATTCCACATTTTTGCTCAAAACATGGATTTCATCGAGCAATACAATGCGAAACAAAATGATATCACGCTTGGTATCACCGTATTTGCCGACAAGACCAGGGGTGAATTTCTTGCTTCACTGAATATTTTTCCTTTCTTGGGATCGGATGATGCGCAGGAGGAAGATGATGATGGAGAGGTTTGTCCAATGCTGGTTTCTACTACTGACAACGATACTCTTCCTACGGTGTTGGACTGGCGTCAACAAGGGGTAATTACCCCCATTAAAGATCAAGGATCCTGTGGTAGTTGTTGGGCTTTTGCGACCGTGGAGACGGTGGAGAGTCGAGTGGCGATTGATCATGGCCATGGCATCCCTCCTCCGATCCTTGCCCCGCAACAGCTCGTTGATTGTTCGACAGAAAATTACGGATGTTCCGGGGGGAGCATTGATAGTGCGATGCGATACCTATCGACAAACGGTGTGGTCCAAGAGACGGAATATTCTTATGTTGCTAACGATGAAGGACAATGTCGATTCGTTCCGGGAACGAATCGAACCTTGTATAAACCGGGGCCGTGTTTCCGTGTGACGTCGCAGAATGAAAAGATGATGAAACAGACGGTGGTTCAACAAGGGCCTCTTACCGTCACTATTGATGCCAGTGCTGAAATCTTTCAATTCTACACCGGAGGCATTATTTATCCTTCTGAATGCGATACTGAGCTCAATCATGCCGTGCAGTTGGTGGGGTATAATGATTCGTATTGGATTGTGCGGAATAGCTGGGGTGAACTATGGGGAGAGAAGGGATATTTTCGTGTCGCGCGCGGAGAAGGTGAGGATGATCCGGGAACATGTGGTATCGCGATGGGTGTATGGGGTTTTTTCTCCTCTTTATAAAAAAAAAATGATGATCCATCGACCAACATGAAAACATACAACAATCCACGGAGAATGAACCAGTACGCAGAAGGCTATATAAAGCAATATGACAAAATGGGAGAGGCTCTAAGTAAACATGGACTCTATAGTACCGAGCATAAGAAGGAATTGGATCGTTTGTATGATCTTTTTTATGAATTACGATCCGGTGATCAAATGGATATTTGTTCCCACGGATGCAAGAAAACAAAGATCTGGCAGAGGGTTGACAAAGGGTGGGCGGCGGTATGTGATTGTGACGAGTCGTATTGGATCAAAACCGAGTATATGTGAATTTTTTTTTCCTCAAAAGAGAAAGAAAAGAAAATAAATGAGACATGTTTTTCCTCTTTTCTTCTTCCTGTTTCCTTTTTGGCCGTCGCCACCGCCTCCGCCTCCTCCGATTATGATCATGACTAATTTACTACCGCGTAAGGATTCTTTCCAGAGTATACTTGCTCTTCAGAAGAAATATCAAATTCCTGCAGATCGATCAATCATCCTTCGTGAAGAACACAATCTCCCACCAGGACTTGATGTCACCTCGATGCGTCAAATCACGCTGGACCAACTGATGACCTCTCATGAGGACAAGAAAAAAGATCCGGTGATTCCTCCTTTTCATGTGTATTCTCGATTCCATCACGATTATCTATACAATCGTTATTCGGAGATTGTTCCGTACAATCTGTATTGCACGGTAGAGGAAGATATTGCCAAGCTGGTGGTCCATCTTTTGAACGAACCCGATCCGGATCCTTTTCTTTTCATTGTTCAGAAACAAGAATGGTTTTTTGAAGAGTCGTTTCAATCATTCCTTACCACGGAAGAAAAAAAGAAGATTGATACCACACTCATGATCGATCTCGATGCCCATCCCGTCCTACAAATCCTGCCTCGAACAAATCATAAACTTGTGTTTTGGGACCACAAAGGTCGTCCCGTGGTATAAATAGATTTAAATACATAAGGAAGAGGAGATAAAAAAAGAAAAATATGTTCTTGCGGATTTTATATTTTATTCTTTGTTATGATGTATGGTTTTATATATCACATGTAGTACTTCATAGCAAGAATTTCTGGTTTATTCACAAGGAGCACCATACCAAAACGGAGCCACGTTTTTTGGATACGTATGTGGGGCACTGGTTGGAAACTGTTTTTCAAAGCGTGGGGTATTTTTTTCCAATTCTTTTCACAAATTATAACTGGACCGATGCTATTGTCGCACTCTGTTTTTTAAATGTACGAGGTATGATGCGTCATGACGACCGTTGTGTACCAATCATTGGTAATCATCACCTCCTTCATCACAAACATCCAAATTATAATTTTGGAGAATACTGGATGGATACGCTTTGTGGGACAAGATATCCTATTGATAAAGAGTACCGACGAGGATGGCTCTACCTCTGATACTCAAAGGAAAAAAAATGAATCTTTCACTGGTTTTCTTTACGAAAAAAAACAGCAAGCCGAAATGACAAGAAAACTTTATGTTGGAATTATTACGACGTATACTATAATGAAATATGGCATCACACGCACCGGTAAACCCATTTATCGTTGTCAGCCTCTGGATCCTTCTCTTCCCCCGTGCAGAATCGTGTATGGTGGTGAAAAGAAGGGAAAAATTGTTCTGGTTTATCAGTACACGGACGCATCGACGTCTAAAGAAGATGTCCTTGTAGAACTCGTTCATGTGATTGGTGTGGCGGATCGTTCCCATTTGCTCCAAACACTTTTCTATCATTGCGGTGTGTATTGCAAGCCTTGTCGAAATGTCGTTTGCGTCTCGGAACAGGAAAAAAATCTGTCTCGCATAGATTGTACCTCTCTTGAATTGTTTTCCATCGATCCAAAGGGATGTCGAGATATCGATGACGCTTTTTCTTTGGAACGACTCTCTCCCACAAAAATAAGACTGGGTGTTCACATCGCACAACCCATCGCCTTTATGAATGCCCATGACATCACGGAACGTATTCAACAGGGTGCCTTTTCCACACTGTATTGTGAGCCAATGGCTACAGAAACCAAGCCTTTATGGGGGAGAGAGATCGAAACAGCATCCTCTTTATTGCCCGGACAGATCCGTCCTGCCTACTCGACCTTTTTTATTGTTGAAGCGACAACGGGCAAGATCCTTGAAAAGGAAACAACGTCTTTTCCGACACGAGTTCAGAACCATCACGCCACTCATTACGAGGACATTGAAAATTCTCTGGTACAGCATCTCGTGTCGCTGACGAGCCCGCGCGCTCAAGATACTCATGATGTAGTGGCTTTTTGGATGATTCAGACCAATCAATACATCGGAAGTGCTTTTCCCGGTTTGCCTTGTCGTGTCCAGACCACATCCTCTATTACGGATACAGATAATTGGTTTGGGAAAGAGGGAGAAGAAGAACTTCCCATCACAATTCAAAATGCCTTTTCGCAATTTCGTCGGGAGAAGGCTCATTATTCGATCGATCCAGAAAATCAACATCACGCATCTCTGGAGACGGAACGCTATGTTCATTTTACTTCCCCCATCCGTCGTATGATGGATACGATGATTCATTTTCAGATTACCTATGGCATGCCCTGGGAATGGAAAAAATATCTGGATCGCATCGATGAGTTGGATCAGGCAAGTCATCGTTTTCATAGGATGTGTCGATTGGTCGGCACTGTTGATGATCTGCTGTCTGAGCATAAGGATAAGGATGACGATTCTCGACCGATCGAGATGATGGGTTACTTGTATGAAAAGATGGAAAGGGGAAGATGGCGGGTGTATTTTGAGCGATTGGGTTTTCTCAAGATACGTGTGGTGAGCCGAGAGCTCTTACACCTCTTTCCAGAGGAAGAAGAGGAACACAATTATCCATTGGGAACAGCGCTGCCTTTTCTTGTCTATCCCAAAAAAGAGGGGTTTTTACCGATGGAACGATTACTCTTTTTACCTGGTTGGACCGGTCTTCCATCTTGCTAAAATTTTTTTTTTTTTATTTCCATCAAGGAAACGAAAACTCTAAAGAAAAAACAAATATGAAACCGGGACAGCTGAAGAATGCTTGTGACACACTGGAGATCAGTCGTATTCTTCAATCATTAATTTATGCAATGAATCCCGAAGATGTTCGTAAAGAAATATTAGAAGATTCTATCCGACGCTCCAAACATAAGGACCATGTCAAATTTATGGGAACCTGGTATCTGGATTACAACGGTGAACCATTGGACCATGACCCCGTCAAGGCACAGCAATTCCAGATGACGGGGAAAAAACCACGTGTCCAGATGAAAGATGTAACGGTGAGTGAACCAGTGGCGCAACTGGACGATCATCATCCAAATTTTATCAAATTTGTGGAATTAAATAAGGAGGATCTGATGCATAAGATTTGTCTCTTTACGGTATGTATCTCGTATAATATCAGTAGTGTGCATTACGTAGCCTTTATCTATATTCCTGAATCGAGTTTGCTTCTCAGTTTTGATCCGGGACATCAGGTTTACGTTCACGGCCAGGCAACGATTGTGTACGTGGTACGCCAATCATTCTCAAAGAATGGGCTTATTTCTGATGCGCGAAGCAGGCCTTCTCAAGATCTGGGAAAATGTACTGATTTCGAGTTTTGTGGTATTATATATGGTGTGCAATTTAATGGGGATTATGAATCGGGTCAGCCTATGGATGCCATGTGTCAGACCTGGACGGTGTATTTCCTTCAACAAGCAATTCAGCATGATTTCAAGGATTTTTCTTTTATTAATGACATTTGCTCTATTACACCGGCCTTGCGAGAATTCGAACTCTTGGAAAAGACGGTGCTCCCGTGGTTAAAACGTAAAAGGTACAAGAAATTAAGAGAAACGTTTAGCGAATATATCCATCAAGAAGTGGGACCTGACTGGTCTTTAGAAGATGCGATTGCTTTTATTGAATTGTTTGTAAAACAATGTCCTCAACACGAAGAAGATACGGTCTCGTGTCCACGTCGTCGTCGCCAACAAAAACAACAATTACTAATGTAGAGTAAACAATTTTTTATTTGAGGGACCTCAATAAAAAAAAATAACTTCTCAATAACCACTGTTCCAATTAGTTGGGACGAGGAGGAGGAGGGAGCTTACGGCTGAGAGAGGCTGATTGATACTGGATGCTGTACAGGGTGTAGCCATTGCCCTGAGCATTCAAGCCGTTGTTTCCACCGCAAGAGATGGTTTGATTGCTAATCTCCACGGCGTTGGAGATAAAAGAACTGCCGTTGGGCAAGATAAGATCAATACCGGTGACGTTTTCGGTGACAATCTGAATGGTGCTGGGCACGGGGTTGCCGGTAGTATAGGTCTGGGACAAAATACCGGTCTTGTAGATGGTGTAGGTCACCCCGTCAAGCACAAAGTGGTTAGTGGCATTGTAGGGTCCTTCATACACAGTGGAAGGACCGGCAGGTTGTCCGGGAACGGCGTTGATATTGATGGTGTAGTAGGATTGACCGATGGAAATAGCGTTGTTGGGCGTTCCGGTGGCATTCGAGCAGTTGTAGGTATTAGGGTCATAGATATTATGCTGAAGATAGAAAGATTTTAGGTTGTCGGTGGGAAAACCGGGGATACCAGAGGCAGTCTGGGTAAAAATGTTGAATGCGACGGGGGTCTCGCCATAATTCACAACGTATTGAACCAGATTCGGGGAAGGGACGAGGGCTTTATCCAGCGATTGTTTCTGCAACCGTATCGCAATATTGGCGAGAGGATCGTTACAGAACCAATCAAGAAAGTTATATTCCTTTTGGTCTTCAAAACAATCGTCATAATAGTTGAAAAGGGGATGCATTTTGAAAAATAGATTGATGTTCTATCATAATAAAATTTTTTTTTTTTTCATCGTCAACAAAAAAATTTAAATAAAATTTTACAGAGGATAGGTATTGAGATGATCAAAATTTTTTTTTCCAAATTAGTCCTGGGAGAGGACAATCTTGCCTTCTAATTTTTCTTTCGCGTACAATAGATACCGGATTAGATCGGGCACGGTGATACCGTTGGTTTTCAGAAATGTTTTCCACAGCTGGACCACGGATCCTTTTCCATTTTTGCGCAAATGGGTAGCAAGATCCTGATTTTGGATAAGACGTACAATATCGGGCCAAGAGAGGCCATCTTGACGGATGATGGCATCGGTGATCTTGTGCGGAGGAGGAGAGGTGTCTTCTTCACGGAAACGATTATGTTCAAAATCATAGCAACAAAAGACGAGAACAAATGCGGGACTGTTGAACGTTTCCGGATCGGTGCTAAGCCTGGGGATGACGCTTTCTGCCAGCGCGTCTGCGCTGGCGGGAGGAAGTAAGCCTATAGGCACCAGATATTTGTTGATGGCTTCATTGGCAAGCTGTTCGAAACGTTGTTGCGGTGTTCGATCTCTGCGGGAACCCATATCATCGAATCCAAGGGCTAATCGCGCGGCTCCTGCCCGATGAGTCCGTCTAAAATCCTGTCCTATCATGTGCTTTTTTTTGTATAAAAAAAATAATTAATTTGATAAGGTTAGAAAGATGAAAAAATATCGAGAGGACGACGTTGATTTATTTGTGATGAATCTATTGACAAAAATCATTGACACTTCCAAGTCCTGTCCACACGGTTCCCATCATTCCTATCGTTCCCATGTGGCGACGACGGTTCATGGACAGGGATGTACAAGAAACAGTATTCCAGAAAAAATGAATCATCGTACTATCTTTACACCGCGACGTAATAAAGAACAATCATCCTTATGACAACGACAATGACGACAATGACGAATAATGATTCGCTGTTTAGCCTTTTACAAATGAGGACCAGGATATGTCTCAACCCCAGTGAGCTCAATGCCACCTATTCGGAGACAGTCCTCGCCAAGGCGCGCCGTCAATACGACAAGACCTGTTTGAAAAATATTGGTTATGTGGATCGTGTTTTGCGGATTCTCCATATCGATCATCACGAAATTATGAAGATTATACCCGATGTCATTTTTCTCATCACGATCGAGGTGCGCGCCTACATTCCCAAGCCAGGGGACTCGGTAGGAATGCAGGTCAATTTTATTTTTAATCATGGTATCTTTGGCGTGTTTGAAAAAATCAAGATCCTGGTACCCATCCAGTTGTGTGAAAAAGAATGGGAACAGAAGCAAGAGGGAGTGGGTTCGAACAGTGTGCTCTACATGGTTCATAAAGAGGATCCAACACGACAGATACGCATGAAACAAGTACTCCCAGTCGAGCTGGAAAAGATTCGTTTTGAGAAGGACAATTATTCTTGTCTGGCTAAAATTATTTAGGAATCGCGGTGAACGGCGTTTAATATTTTTTTTTACAAAAAAAATAGTCTTTTGAAGCAAAAAAGATGACAACAATGATTGTGCATCAGATCGTAGAATTACTCATGCCACCGATCCGAAGCGATGTCCAACTCACAAGAACAGACATTCAAATCCTTCAAGACCAATTGCGTTTCTTGCTTGCTCCTCAAATGGATTTGGTACCCGATGCCTTGATCCATTGTCTATCCAACATTGTCATTCGAAGGCGTAAACAGCGTACTATATTACCGAATGCCTTGAATCGTGAAATATCACAATATTTATCCATTCCCGATGCAGAAAAATACTTGGTTGGAATAAATTTGCCGTCAGGACAAATCAAGGATCAAATAGCAAAACGATGGGAGCAAAGAATAAAAGAATATTCCAAACTAATCAAAGAGAAAAAATACTCGTCATGGGAAGAACTTATATGGGAAGAATACAAGATGGGAGCAACGATTGAAAGATTAACACCTTTTATAACGTCGCAAAACATCCCTTTTGAATATATGCGTTCTTATTTGTGGAGAGAACTTATCTTGGAAGAATACAAGAAGGGAAGAACATTACAAGAATTAATACCTTATCTAACGACGCAAAACATTTCTCTTGAATATATGCGCTCTTATTTGTGGAGAGATCTTATCTTGGAAGAACACAAGAGGGGAAGAACGTTTCAGGAATTAATATTATTCATAACGGCGCAAAACATTCCTGTTCAATATACACGGTCTAAATTATGGAAAGATCTAATCGAGGCAGAAAAAAAGAAGAGGACAACGATCCAGGAATTAATACCTTTCATAACGGCGCAAAACATTCCTGATGAAGGTATTCGCTCTGAATTGGAAGATCTAATCAGGAAAGAACGATCCAGGAATTAATACACATTCCTCATAGGAATATCAAAACGCGCTGTGCGGTGTTTACAAAAATCATTAAAAAAAATGATAAAGCGGGAAAAGATCCAAGAGAGGGGTAAAAATAAAAAAATCCCATCAATGAATTCGACCGAATCGACAGGTGTGGTGTTAAAGATATCGTATATCCGTAACATCAGTGATAAGACCACTGCGGGAAGTCTTCATGAGACGTGGTTGGACATTTCACCCGATTTCCAAAGAGATTACGAGAAACGAAGTAGGACATGGACGGGAAGCCTAATTGAATCCATCTTTCTCAATAGGATGATGCCACCGATATGGACGGTATACAACAAAAAGGAAAATTGTGATGAGGTTCTTGACGGACAGCACCGTCTTAGAACCATTCTGGATTTTGTCAACAACAAGTTTCGTATCCATTACGAAAAGTTCCCTCCCATTCATAATAAGGAATTTAAAGACTTGGACAAAAATCACCAGCAGAAAGTGCTTAATTACACCATTTCTTTCAACAAGTTGCCATCTTCTTATCGGGAGTCTCCCTCGGAGCTGTTCCGAATGTACGAGATCTTAAATAAGGCCTCAAAACCCTTGAACAAGTACGAAGTGTACAAGCCGTTGCGTCTGGAATTTTACAAGGTCATATCCAACAAGATACGAAAGTTTTTTGCAACACCTCTTTTTCAGGAAACACCTGATGATAATAAGAGGGGTGCAGCAGAATCGCGTATCATCCAGATCATGTCCATTTACGACATTGATTTCGAGCAACCCCTTAAATGGAGCTCGATGGAAGATATCAAGGAGAGGTGGTGTAGCAAGTTTATGGGAGATAACGATGAGGAGATTCGTCAAAAGTTCAATGAGAATCGTATGATGATCGAGGATCTGATGGAACTCTTGTATCACTCGATGGATTATTTTAAGCAGTTGAATTTTTTTCATGAAGAGGGCAGGTGCATCGTGGACAAACATAATTCCTTGATCTTCCAGGTAGTTCTTGCACGATCCGTCAAGATTTTTGGTAAAAACCGTCGTCCTTTCCAAAACGTGGTCGAATTCGTAAAACAGGATATCCTTCCCAATATTTCCAGATACGTCGGACGCGAAGGACGCGATGGCCAATTTCAGAAGAAAATGATGTCGAAGATCAATACACATCTACGCTATATTATGGATACATCGTCTTCCTGCGATTCAGGTAGCTTAACACGTCTTTTCAAGAAAGAAGACAAGAGGAAAAAGCTGGAAGAACAGAATAATATATGTCCTCTATGTGATAAGATGATCGAAGAACATCATGATTATCACGGTGATCACATTGTACCGTATGCGCAAGGTGGTCTAACCCTCTATTCCAATCTACGGGTGGTTCATCGATTATGTCATCAGGCTTTGTCGAGCGGAGGTGGGAATGCTGTCTCCACAAAAACCAATTGATTTTATTTTACCCAGTAACGCCCTGTCCAATCCACCACGTGTAATTCTGACGTGATATTCCTCGACCTCCTGAAATCATCCACCGCAACCGTGTCGAGAAAATATATTCGGTCTCGGAAAGGGTGTTAAACCGTGATCGCTCTATAATTCGCTTCCCATTCTTGAATTGTCCAGCCACGATTTAGATATTTCTGGACACGTAAAGGATCCATGACTTTATCCAAAAGATACGTCATACATTTCTTATGTCTCCGTTTCTGTAAAAGTTGTATAGAGGATTCCCGGATCTGCTTGAGAAAAGGAAATTGATAATTGCTTAAAAAGACGAGTATATTGGGAATCAGATTCTCATGAATATCAATGGGATATCGAAAATATTCTTTTCTTCCATCTTTGATCACGGACATGGAAAACTTCCACAGATTTTCTTCTTGAGTGATATCCCAAGGAAAAAAAGAGACGGCGATCGGTGAGGGAAAATTATCGTGATCCCATAAGGATATGCCATCGTTGTAAGGGAATGGAGGATTCTTTTTTCTTGTGACAATGAAATGATACGGCTTGGAGGAAAAGTAACACGTAAGATGAGCAGATTGTTGAATCGCTTCTGCGATAGTAATGGTAATATCTTGCCACATTATTGTTGTTGAAAGAAGAATGAATGAAATTGTTCCTCGCGTTTCAATTTTTTAAACTATTTTTCATTGTCAGAGATTTGATTCATTAACATGGACCGATGGTTGGACAAAAGATTATATGAATTACTTATATGTAATGCCAGTGAAATATCTCCAATTTTGATTGCCTTTGATCCAATACGATACAAAATTTCGGAACATTTATCTTCAGAAAAAACTTGCAGTTTAATAATCTGTAATGCCACTTCCAAATAATTATGTTCAATTGCTACTCGAGCAATAACATATAATAATGATTGAGAATTTTTTTCATGAAAGACTGCAGGTAAACATATCAAGCGTAGTGCCTGTTGTATATCTTCAAGGGTAGGTTTTCGAGAGGATGGATGAAGCAATCTTTTGACAAGAGAATCAAGAAATTCATTGCGTAATTTACGATCCCTGTCTCTATAAAAGTCGTCATAAGAAGAATCATAAATGATTTTATTCAATAATTCAACTAAATGAATGGCCAGGTCCATGTCCTCCGCACCATATTTCAATGCTATCTCTCCAATCTGTTTTAAAATGGTTGCTATGTGATGTGTCGGAAATATCGGTAATTGGGTAAGCCGTATCGCTTCTTTAAATTTTTTAAGAAATACAAGATTGTAAGCAATCTCATGTAAAAGTTCTTTCGTATCAGGAGTAATGTGTAATCCAACGATAAATTCCGCCAAAGTGTAAAAATTATATGAAATTGCGACTCTTGCTAAATTATACAAGAGAAAATCTTTATCCACATCATTGGATGTAAATTGCGCTATCAAACCAATGATATATTTTGCCATCGAAACATTGCCTTCTTGAATCTCCTTCGACACGCTTTTTAATACTACCGTTTTATCAAACGTTTTGTTGTCCGAAAGAATAAGTTTTTCAAAATATTGTTTTCGTCTTGTATAATAATTATCGACATCGGTACTCCATGTCTTGCTTGTTTTTTTCAACGACAGGATTTGTTGATAGGTCAACTTATCAAGAATAGTATCAAGAATATCATTTGTAAAAGGATTTTTCCAAGTCGTTTTTAAAATATCCATCAGACAATTCACTGTTTGCAAAGAATAACTTGTTAATAATATTTGTTTAGCCGTAATGATATCATTTTCAAATAAAATGGAATAGATCGTTTCGATCTCTTCTTCCATTGGACGTTTTTTTTTTATCTATATTATTTTTTTTTTCTAAACCTCCGTAGGTAAAAAAAAAATATAAATTTTATAATGTTGCTCAAGGAGTAGAGATGTCGTTACCTAATTGTTATCAACTTGCCATCAATTGCAACTTCCCCACCACTGTGGCCGAGGTGTATGGCCTCGCCGCCCTTGAAGCCGCCGAGGCCTCTGCGCTTTCCAATGTGAATGTGCAGTACCAGAATGCCTTTTGCACTCCTTCCACAACGTATTGCTTTGATCCATGCCCTCCCCTCCCCCAAGATCTGACGGACACATGCAATTTTCAGTGCGTGTACAAGAAGTACGGCACCGGTTGCGCCACCGACTGCTGTAATGGGGTTAGCCAATGCACGGCTTCTGGTTCCTCCTCCACTTATTCCAACCCTGTGATCAAAGCTCTCGAAAATTTCTACAACACCGCGTACCCCGCTGCCGTCGCTGCTGCCAACGCGGCTTCCACCCACTCTTGTGTCTAATTAAACCGGACGCATGGGAGTATGTTCGATTTTGGACCATTGAATCGTTCTTTCCTGCATGCCCATTTTCTTGGTGGCTAAAATATTGTATTCCAGCACCATCTTTCCTTTACGGGGTAGTATGAGCCCCACCTCAGGGACAATGTCGAGTACAGAAACAAGGACGCAACCCTTTCTCGGTGTGGAAAGATTGATGGACCGCGTTAGATAACGTGCCACAGAACCCGCCTCGAGAGAACCAAGATCAATCGTATGTAGTGGGATAAGATCCTTTCCATCCGGCTCCAGATAATAAAAACTTAGTTTGCAGAGCACGGCTTTGTCAAAATTATCGGTAATCAATTTGATAGTGATATTCTCTAACACGTGTGTGCTGTACAAGAAATTCGAGTTTTGTAGCACATCTCTCATCGTAAAATGTTGACCCACGGGCTCATCCCCAAGAAGAAATACACCACCGTTTCTCTCAATATGTTGAAGGATTACCTTGCGATGAAGAGAGATATGCTGGATGGCGTTGGAAGAGGGCGTATAAAGATCGTGAATGTTTACGCTCTCTTCGGCAAAATCATGATCACGTTCTGCACGCGGTGATGGAGGTGGTGGAAGAAGACGCTCTTGGGATAAATCTTTAAGAGCATATTTACTGATCCCTCCATCTGTGGATTTTTCCAGACGGAATCGTTGACTGGTCTTGGTCGAATTAGGTGTTGTGGGTACAGATGTAGGTGTGACTGTGGGAATCATAGCAAGCACGCTTGTGGAATTAGTGTTCACTGGAGCCGTAGTAGGAGCCGTAGGTATAGGCGTAGTAGGAACCGATTCTTCAAATCCAACCTTGCGAAGCTTGAAACGATATTGCCCTGTTAATTCATCCTTGACTTTTTCAAGACGATATTTGACAGTCGCACCCTCTTGTTCATGAGTACTACTTGTACTACTGGTGGGTTGAGATGGTTGTGATACCTTGGGTACTGTCGGTGAAACAGACGGCTTAGACTCCGTTTCTTTTACCCGGATTGGTTGTGTTGGTTGTGTTGGTTGTGGTTCAGGAACAGCAATAAACAGTTCAGATACAATAGGTTCAGGAGCAGTTGTAATAGGGGTTTCAGCAAGAGGAGCAATAGGCTCAGGCTCAGGTTCAGACTTAGGTTCAGGCTCAGGTTCAGACTTAGGCTCAGACTTAGGTTCAGAATTAGGCTCAGTAAGTGTAGCAGTATCGGATGATGGTTCAGCAACAGGAGCAACAGGTTCAGGAGTAGGAAGAGTTACCGTTTCTTCAGGGGGACGCAAATGAAATCGATACAGATTCATCTTGGCATTATTTTCCTGTTCGAGTCTAAAATTTTTGGGTGGGGGAAGCACAGAATGATTGGAGAGTTTTTTTAGGGGGAGAGAAGAAGTGGCCATTTTTTTGAATTGGAGACGATGAGGATCATACATTCTCGCGACAGAGGCTGTTTTCCGATGACTCTGATAAATAGGGACTTGCATGCGGTTTTTTTATTTATCATGGGGTAGACGATTTTTTTTTTCTGAAAAAAAAAATGATAATTATCACCTTTCTCTCTGTACCCTTTGCCAAATAGAAGACTCCAAATTATGATCATTGGACTTGTAGCCTACAAGGCTTCTGGTAAAGATGTAATGGCCGATTTTCTTGTACAACATTTTGGATTTATCAAACTCAGCGTCGCCGAGCCCATCAAGAAAGTTTGTCGCGATCTGTTTCAACTAAACGATGAACATTTTAATGATCGTATTTTAAAGGAAACCAAGATCCCCTCCTGGGGTCTTTCTCCCCGAGAAATCATGCAAAAAGTAGGCACCGATCTCTTTCGTCATCATTTTGATGATCAATTCTGGGTAAAAATTCTCCATCAACGCATAGAGTCTATGCTTCATCAAGGCATTTCTAATATTGTGATTTCCGATGTCCGCTTCCAGAATGAAGCCGACGTGATTCATCAACACGGAGGAATACTTGTGTATATCGACCGTTTCTCTCGGCCTCATGATAGCCACGAATCCGAGAAATTGTGCATCCAGGGTATCGACAAGGTGATTCCGAATCGAGGCTCCATCTCCCAATATCGTGAAGCGATACGTCAATTTATAAATTTCGCATTAAAAGATGCGGTATCGGATCCACCATCGACGACGTCTTTCTCTACAAAGATATTTTAATAGGAGGATGGCGGTCGGGCGTTGACGAGAATCATGATTTAGACATAATAAGATAATATCTTGCAAGAAACGGGGGGTGTAAAAAAAAGAGGGTCGTATACGACGCTCTTGTAAAATAATCAGATCCTCTACACTCTCGACATGAGAAGAATACAATTTCTTTTTTTCCATGATTTCATACATGACGGCACCAAGGCTATATATATCCACACTCGAACCATAATGGATCACGGCCTTTCTTGCCAGAACCAGCTCGGGTGCCATATAAAACAAGGTGCCTACCTTGGCCGTGGCATCGGTACCCTGAAGCGCGGGAAGATTGTCGTCGCTTTTCTCGGCCCAATCATTGGAAAGCACCTTACAGATTCCAAAATCGGCAATCTTGATATGATAATCCTGCGTCACCAGGAAATTAGAAGGCTTGATATCTCGATGGATAATAAAAGACGGCTTCCTTGCGTGCAGATAGGCCAATCCTTTGGCAATATCCATAATAAACGAGATCTTGGTATGGATCGTTGTCCATGGATGTTGTTTAAGAAATTCGGATAATGATCCACGACATATATATTCCATGACAATCGTATAAGGAGATTCAAAGTACCCCAACAGCTGGATAATATTAGGATGATGGAGTTTGGTCATCGTCGAAAACTCGTTCTTCATGAGTTTCATTTTAGAAGGATCGAGGTTGTTGAACTGTTTCAAAGCGACAGGGATTCCCCTCCAATAACCCTTGGTGACGACACCAAATTGACCCTTTCCCAGGATATTTTTTTTCGAATCGGGATGTTTATAAATCTCATTCCGAGAAATGATCCATTCTTCCATGGTGATTTGGAAAATTACAATATTTTTTTTTTATTCTATATAGAGAGTAGAGATTACGTAATGGGAAGACTTCAACGAACCCGGCAATTGCTTGCAAAAGTTAATACTATAATCGATAATGGAGGCAACGATAATATTGATACCTCAGGACTATCTATCGATATTGTGGTTGCCGTGTACAATGAAAACATTGATTGGATTGCAAATCATAATCTTCAACGCCACGTCCTTCTTTATATGAAAAAGGATTCACGTCCGATTCATGACATTGGTTACAAGAAAATCGTGCGTCTGTCCAATGTCGGTAGGGAAGGACATACTTATCTTTATCATATCTTGGAAAATTATGATTCTCTGGCGGACGTGACATTTTTCTTGCAAGGTGATCCTTTTGATCATGGCAGACGCACGTTGCGTTTCTTAAAGAACCCAGGTATGGGCGCCGGAGACATTAGTTGCCTCGCCAATGGTCATGTCGATTGTCACAATTTTATCTGTCCACGTCATCCAGAGATTGCACCGACCACCAAACAGATCTGTCAAGAAATGTTTATCGATCATAATGGATACAACCGGTTTGGTCCAGGTGCACTCCTACGAGTATCCAGGGATACGATTCAGTGTCGCTCGACCTCTTTCTATCGACGACTGATCCAGTTCCTGGATTACGATGTCAATCCAATCGAAGGGTTCTCCATGGAAAGACTGTGGTCCTCCAGCGTGTTTAACCCCAATATCAAGACCCCTTTTGTTTGAAAACGATCCGTTAAGAAAAATGAGCATCGTAATATTCAAGGGCGTTGAGGATGGCCTGGTCCATATTAAAATATTTGTAGGAGGCCAACCGACCCACGAAATGCACCCCTTTCTTCTTTTCTTCCTCGGCGAGATTCTTGTACTGATCATAGAGTTGCATGTTTTTATTATTCGGTACCGGATAATAGGGTTCTCCGTGATCGTTGGTAAATTCACGCACTATGAGGGTGTGTGGCGACCGTTGGTGCAAGAAATGCTTGTATTCAACGATGCGCGTGTACGGAACCTCCAAGGACGGATAATTGACCACGGAATTGGGTTGATAATACCCTCCATGAATATCAAGAAAACGCTCGATCTGAAAATCGATAGATCGATACTCTAATGGATCCAAGCCGTGATCTTCAAAATAACGATCGATAGGGCCCGTAAAAATGACCACCCTGTTGGACACGAGATGAGGATTCTCTTTACGGAAAAAAAAGAAATCGGTTTCAAGACGTACCGTGATAAGAGGATGATTAAGCATACGTTCAAAAAAACGCGTATATCCTTCTGCAGGGAGTGCCTGGTAACGATCGCTGAAATAACGTCCGTCAAAGTTATTCCGGACGGGGATGCGTGCGAGGACAGAAGCATCCAATTCCTCTGGATACTTGTTCCATTGCTTGTACGTGTAATCCCGAAATATTTTTTCATACAACTCATCTCCTACACGTGATCTTCCCATCTGTTCGCTGTTGGTGATACCATCGTCATATTTCGCTTGTCTTGATTGAAGCCAATCATTCATTTCTTGCTCATTTTGGAGATTGGTATTGCACAAAGTGTTGACGGTGTTGATATTGACAGGGATCGGGAAAATTATTCCTCCAATGGATCCAAGCACGCTATGGTCCCAGCGCTTCCATTCTCCAAATCGAGAAACATAATCCCAGACCCGTTTGGAATTCGTATGAAACAGATGCGCACCATAAGCATTCATGAGGATTCCTGTTTCAGGATCTTTGTAATCGTAACAATTTCCTCCAATATGATTTCGTTTCTCAAGAATCAAGACTTTCTTGTTTTGTAGTGTCGCCAATCGTTCGGCCAACACTACCGCGGATAGACCACAACCTATAATAAGAATCTCGTGATCCATTTTATAAGATATTTTTTTTATTCTTTTGAATAAAAAGAATTATGGAAATTTATCGAGGAGAGAAGCATAATGGTGTATACCATGGGAAGGGTATGCTATATACGAATCATGGAGTATTTATTGGACAATTTATAAATGGCCACTTAGTGAATGGAAATTGGGATAATGGGAATGGAGTCACTTATGAAGGTGAATGGAAAGATGGTTTACCGCATGGATACGGTACATTAAAGAACCAAGATAATTCCTACACAGGTCATTTTTTACAAGGTGATAAACACGGACACGGTGTTATAACCAAAAACAATATAACCTTTGAAGGAGAATTTGAAAATAATACAATGAAAGAGGGTGAATGGACAATCACATATGCAAGTGGATCGATTTATAAGGGTCATGCAAAAGATGGAAAAAAGCATGGATATGGAAAATTTTCCGATTTAGATGGGAATTCATGGGAGGGAGTATTTGAAAATGATCAAATAAAAGATGGATTGTGGACTGTTGTGAACGGATTTTCAACTTATGTTGGAAATATAGTCAACACAAAAAAGCATGGGAAAGGAAAATACAACAGTCGAATTGAAAATGATCATGGAATATTTATTAGAACGTACGTGGGAGATTTTGTGAATGATCACAAGAATGGAAAAGGAAAAAATACGATTCGACATGTGAAAGGAAATACAATTACGTCTGAATCCTACGATGGGGATTGGGTTAATAATGAAATGCAAGGTTTTGGTAAATATATAAGAAAAAAATCTCCTGATGGAGGATTGCATTACGAACAAATAATTGTAGAAGGAAGATTTAAAAACTCATTATTGATACGTGGTAAAGGTAGATATGAATACTTTTCAGGAAAAATATATGAAGGAGAAATGATATCCTATAATGGTATAGAAGTACCTGATGGTCCTGGTAAATCAACTGATCCGAATGGAAGTATCATCGAAGGTATGTTTAAAGATGGTGGAAGGCATGGATATTCTTCGGAATACAATTTATTGAAAGGGCAAGCGATCTATGATATATGGAATAGAAACAAGTTTGAAATAGAATGTGAGAAAGAGTTATGTGTAAAATTCGATGGTCGAGGAATCCCAGTTACAAAAAAAACAAGCCTTGTCAAACAACTATTAGGAGCTGGTTTGAATATATCGCACGTGGAATGTATAAAAAAATTCCCTTCCTCTAAATTTTATGAATTTATAGAGGTCCAATTCAGAACAGCTTTTTCCTATGAAGATTATAGTACATGTAAAGATATCATTAATTCCTTTAGAGGAACCATGGTCAAGAAAGATGGAAAACAATCTCAACAAGGAGGAGAAGGAAAAGGAAAAGAAGAACGAGCCAAAAAGGCTTTACAACAACTTATGCTCAAATTGCAACAAGAGGAAGATGCCAAGAAGAAGAAAAAGAAGAAGAGGAAGAAAAAGAAAACAACCACAACCTCTCTTGAAGATGACGAAGAAGAAGAGGAAACAGATACGTCATTCGATCCTTCCCTTATTTCAGAAATCGAGGCGTTGCTTTTGCCGGTGATTAGAAGTTCCATGATCACAAAAGAAATAATGACGATTTTGGAAAATCAACTTCGTGTATTGCTACTTGCCAATAAACTAAATATCGATCAATTGTTGAAATGTTTATTGGATATTGTCACTCGTAGGAAAAAACAGCCTTCAATTCCTGTTTCGATTTTACAATTACCATTAACAGCAACAGCAACAACAACACCACTCATAAAACAATTCGATTTTACACAAGAATTGGGTATTGGGCTTACCGCGGAACAATATTTTGCACGGGAACAGATTGCAAGAGAAGTGGAAGATCATCTCAATGAAGCATTTTCATCTTTTATGAAGACAATAGTGAACGTCTCTCCAAACACATCCACCTCATGTTATATCGATAAAAGTGTTGATTTTAAAACATACAGGATGGGTTCTGACACAATGGGACTCGCGACGATAAGAAGTGATATCGATTTTCAAATTATACCTGTCACCAATTATTCAAGAGAAGACATGGGAAAAGATTATTTACAGAGCCTGCAACAAGGACAAAGAACTGAATTTTTAAGCTTGACAAAATTTCAGATTGTGTGTATTCTAAAAGAAATACAAAGATTCCTTGAAGAAGATTTAAAAATTGTCATCCACGTCATTGAAAGCGCGCGCGTACCCATTCTCAGTTTTGAGTACAAAGGTCTATCTTTTGATATCTCCATTGCACAGCAGTGGACCGATTCCCGAGAAATCACACGAAAACTCAATCAAGCGATGCATCGTATTGATCAAGAATTCATCAGAAAAAAAGACCTTGATATTTTAGCCCACCGGCTTGTCATTGCTATCAAAAAATTTTACCAAGAAAATCAACCAGAAGCGGTGGATACAAGAAATCGTGGGATCCCTTCGATTGTACTTACGATTATGGTATTGGCTTATCTTCAATGGGAGATGAAAAGAAATAAAATCCCAAGTACTTTAATTGGAGCCATCAATGGGTTTATGAGATTTTATCGCGAATTTGATAATACACGATTTTTTATTGATTCGAACTTTACGATTCAACCCCTACCAGAACCAACGGGTCAACCTTTTTTGTTAATCGTTCATCATCCATTGGACCTCTTATTCGAAAGCAATTATTATCGCCCTGACATTTCTAATAAAAGAATCATTAATATTGCAAACTCGGTCGATTTTGACAAACTTAAAAAATTAGGAATATTCAATTATAAAAATCCCAGTAAAAAGGGTTGAAAAAAAAACAGGGATGGGGTATTTACTTTCTTTTATTCCATTTTCCATTCTCGATTGAAATACTTCAAATCCAACAAAACAAAACTAATTCTAATTCTCCTCCTCTTCTTCATTATCCGCGGAGGAGGCGTCTTCCGCCACGGTGGTCTTGTTCTTCTTTGGTCCTCTCTTCTTCTTCTTGGGCGCAGGAGGCGCCTCAGTCGTTGTGGTTGTGGTCGGAGGAGGAGTAGCGGGCGCTTCGGTATTATCCTCATTTTCCTGCTCTTCGGCTGCATCCATCACCACTGGGGCAGGGGTAAAGGCCTTCTTTTCCTCATCAGAAAGGAGCTTCCATCGACGACCCGTCTCCCTGGAGACATCCCCAAAAGAGAAACCCGGGTTCTCTTCAAGGATGGTGGCACGGATGCTCATCGAAAAGGTCACAAAGGGTGATCGCTTCTTGGGACCGGCGGCCGCCGTCGCCTTCTGTTGTGAAGCCTTCCATTGGGTAAAGGCCTCTTCCGCACAGATCCCATACTTGTCGGCCATGGTCTTGCAAAATTCTTGTACGGCGGAATCCACGTCTTTGGTAATCTTCTTCATCAAAAGAGGAGCCATGATTGCGATCTAATTGGGTTTTGGTTTTTGGTTCTGTTGGGGGAGAGGAAAAAAGTTAGTAAAAGTAGGAAAGGAACATCTTCCATGGGACACTCGACCCTTTTAGACGCGGAGAGATCCCCTCACCCCTTCAGTTTTTTTTTATTCACAACGATATGGACATCCCAAAAAAAAAAATTTTTTTTTATTATGACCGGTAATAATAAGAAAGAGATGTCCTCTCCCTCCAAAATAAACATTATTCCTTTGGGACGTGATTGCAACGTGGCCGAAATGTTGCGCACCCTTGGATGGCGACAGTGTGCGCTTCCCTTTGACTGGGTATATTCCAGTCTCGATTCTATCTGTCAATGTTTTGAGGATAATTTCAAGCTTTTTCATACCGGCTTGAAATTCAATAAAAAAAGAAATGGATTGATTGATCATTACGGATTCATCTATGTTCATGATTACCCTTCTCCAGCGGACATGATCTGTAGCGATTTTCACATCGGAGAAGGGATGCTGTGGGAATACAACCCCGTGGGTTCCGACTGGGAATCTCATTATCCCCTGGTCAAATCCAAGTACGATCGCCGGGTAGACCGTTTTCTTTCCATGATGAAAAGCCCCAACCCCATCCTCATTTTTTCAGAGTTTGGGGTTAAGTATGCCAAGATCCTTCGTCAAGTATTGACCGATGTCTACCATAAAACTAATGTCCTGATCATCAATTCAACACGAGAAACGGATCACGAGAAGAATGCCCCTCATAACATCATCCACGGCTATTTCGGGTCCGATCCCCAGAAATGGAAACAGGCGGTCGAGGAAAATATCGGGATACTTATATCATGATTCGTAAAATCTATTCATACGCGTCGGAAATAATAGCGTCCTTCGGCTCCACACATCGACTCGTTTCGTCGAACCGCGGTACACGCCTTGTATTCCACGGTTCCCCAGACAACCTCCGTTCTCCCAAACAGACGACACGCAAGGGATCGTCCCTCTCCCACGATCATCGCCTCATTGCAATTACCACACAATGGAAGCATCGCCGGTTGCAAGATAACCGGAGACAAGGGAGAAAAATCTACCGTAAATGTCCTTACTTCTTTCATCCTCATGATAAACGCCAGCACCAGCACCCATGCTACTCTCTGGAAAAGATGTTTCATCATGATCATTTCTTAATTTTTTTCTTGTTCAACATTGAGGTCACTCTTTTTTTCGAGAATCATTTTTATTTTTCATCAGGGTTTACAAAATAAAATGATTATTATGACGTATGAATGTCCGCAATGTTTACGTGAAACCAATTCCCTCATCTTTGATAGCCATATTCCGACTTCGATTGGATTTCTTTGTTTTGAGTGTAGAGATCTCGTCTTTCGTCGTCTCCGGGAGATTCTTTTCCGAGATCCAAAGAAAAAATTGATGTCTGTTTCTATTTATCGACCCCGGATACCCTACAAGTAATTAATTGAACGGATGTTAGCATCATCATCATCGTCGCCCCTCCTTGATCACATCGTCATGATTCCTCATCTTTTTTGTGAAGAAGGTAGTCATTCGTTTTTTGACTTTGATATGTATCTATTTACGATTGATTGTTCGGAAAAAACTATCGAGTTACAAAAACATCTCATCAGCTGTGTCAAACCCCCCACCGTTCACGGATTACGGGAATGCATCGAGCGATACAACCAAGAAAACGACCACATCCTCGACGATCAATTCTTTCTTGCGTTTATACCGCAAGAAAATCAATTCTATCAAATAAAATGGGACCTGTCTTGTGTGAAATGGTTCCCCAAAGAAGAGACCGTCAACATCAAAGCCATGATATTCGATCACATAGTCGCATGGAATTGTGTCCAGGATAAGTTCATGCTACATCTAATTTGATCTGAATCGTATTTACGTTTATGCTTACGATTTTGAAAAATCGTTCAAGTTCCATATCTCGCGTCTCCCATCGGGCAGGTTGCGAACGACTTGAATCGGTAGTTTATTCTGTTCGAATTCCATCTCCGCAATCTTGATAGGATTAATTTCTTTGCCAGGATCGACCATGAGTGGTGCATTATAACTGATCTGAAGGGCTCGTACACCCAAGACCCTGGCTTTCTCAAATTTTGTTAAAATAGCCACTGAGACTCGTGAGGGTACTGGTGGTATTGCTTCTAATTTCTCCATGAATCATACTCAAACTGTTTTAACATGAATCCATTGAATTCATCACTTTTTTAATTTCATCATGTTGATTAAAAAAAATATCTTACTCTTACATCAAAATTGATAATGCAAGAAGAAAAATTAGTACACCAAGTACACAAGGCAATGAGAGAAAGACGATTTAGACAAGCAATACAGATTATCAAACAACCGGGATTTCCTGTATATTGGAAACCCCAATTACTTCGTGAAATTGCACAGCCTTTGACAACGGAGATATTGCACCCGAATACGGGTTATGGGGTGCGTGTGGAACGGGAAGAGGGTTTTTTACAGCTTGCAAAACAAATTTGTGGAATGCCAGAACTCGAGGAAGGAGATCGATTAAGAATACTGTCACAAATCGCGCGCTTGCTCGCCAAAGAGCATAGATTTGATGAGGCAATACAAATTATGCATTCAATATCACAATCTTATCAAGGTAGAATATTTTCCCTTCAAACTATTGCCAGTCAAGCGATAAAACACGGGGAAATGAAGATCGCACAACAAACGTTCCAACAAATTAAAAAAACAGATAATGTTATTAAGAATCATATATATGGAGAATTGGTATTAAAACTAATAAGAAAAATAATAGACGACATGGTTGAAGATGAGATTATTAGAGATATTTTTAGATTTCTAAAGACCGGTCAAAAGAAACAGGATGGTCAAAAACAATATCTTGATCTTATCCTAAAATATATCACTGCTCTTGATGAAACAAGACGTGAACATATATTGTATCATATGGGAATGAAGATGGTCCACTCGGATTTACCTCTCGCCCGACAGATTCATCAAACTATGAGGGATGTCCAACAACCATCAGGATCAGGAAGATATAAAATACGTGATTATAAAGCCAAACTTTTACAACAAATTCTATCCAAACAAAAACAACTTCAAGGTGGCGGTGGTGGTGGCGGTGGTGGTGGCGGTGGTGGTGGCATTTAACTATAGAAAAATCGTCTAAGATGGTGATTTCTTATCATCATAATGAATACATCTTGAAAAATCATCAAAAAAATGGTGGCATTCCGCAGAAGACGAATTCAGACAAGTCTTGTAATTTTCCCACACCTCCTCACATTTTACTTTCTTATCTGGTAATGGTGGTGGAGAAGGACCGTTGCTCGTGGCGGTAGTAGTGCTATCAAAGACATGATCGACGGCTTTTCGCGCGACGGAGCTTCCCACACCAAATCCAAATCCCTGGAACATCGTAGACGCCAAAGTCGATGTCATAGAGGCTAATGTCTTTTGTTGTGGTTGCGGTTGAGGAACAGTAGAAGAAGGGGTAGCATATCGAGGCTTCGGTAATCGTTGTTTGGACTGATGGTTTTGTCTCATTTTATTATATAAATCCCCAAGTTTTTTTTACGCTTGATGGTTCATTTTTTTTTCTTTCCTTTTTTGTTTACAGGCTCTAAAGACACTTCTCGTCAAGAGTTTACTTTTTGTCTATTACAAGACATACATGGAGACACTCCTCTGAGTTTTCTACAGCTTTGAATCAAAAAAAAATTATTCAAAATATTTTTTTTTCTATCAGTATAAAAAAGAAGGAAGCATGCAGGTTTTCGTACGCACGCTGACAGGTAAAACGATCACGCTTGACGTAGAACCCACCGACACCATTGAAAATGTCAAGCAAAAGATTCAGGACAAGGAAGGCATCCCTCCTGATCAACAACGCCTGATTTTTGCCGGCAAACAACTCGAAGACGGACGCACCCTTGCGGACTATAATATTCAGAAAGAATCGACACTCCACTTTTTAATAAAAGAGTGTGTCCACCAGTCATTGGGTGGGCAAGTAGGAATTGTTTTTTGAAAAAAAAAAGCATTTTCTGCGACATGCCTTGTTGTTCGGGAACGCCTTAAAGGCCTGACTACCATCTCTCCCTGGAAACGGGGAAGAGAGAACAGATGTAATCCATCTTCCCAATGGTAAACAATGTCAGGTATGAGACCCTTTTTTGGGGTTGAAATAGGTAATCCGCAGCGTTACTGCCTAAGTCCGTTATTGTCAAGGATATGGCAGGCGTTCATCGACTGAACGGGTATGGGGTCGGATGGGAACATAGACACTCCCAAAGGAAGACCTTAAGATACAGTCAGGCCCTCGGTGAGAGCCGAGGGAGAGTCCGGGTACTCAGACTTCGTGGTGGATAAGTATGGCGTAGTGCAATAGAATGAAAATATCATTTTGAAAAAAAAAGTGATATTTGGTGAGGTCATTTTTTTATTCAAAACATAGTAAATAAACTATCATGACGAAAGAATGCAATTCATGTCACAAGCAATTGGAGGATGCTGAATACGTGGGCAATAATCAGAAAATCCTATCCACGTGTTCCAAATGCAGAGAGCGAGGTAAACGAAGCATGGAAAAACATTCGGAAAACCGAAAAGAAAACACCCAACAATGGAGGGAAAAAAATCTTGAACGCACCAAGCTGATGAATGAATTTTACAGATCAACAAAATCCTTGTCCGAGGAGCAGAGAAGCATATTGGTTCAAGAATTCAAGCAAAAGCATAACATCAATGATCATGTATCAGGCCAGCCATCAAAACATCGCAAAGAACATTATGAGAAAGAAGGTGTGACGGGTAAAGATTGCAGTGTAGCCGGTTGTGGATGGAAAGCCTTGACCCATTTCAATAACAATAGCAATAGTTGGGATCGTTTACGCACCACATGTAAAGATTGTATGAAAAAACACCGCGTTGCCTCCAAAGACGTACGTAACAAGTATTATAAGAAGCGTATGACAGAAGATGTCCAGTTTCGTTTGAGACAAAATATTAAAAACCGTATCCATAATTCTCTGCGTTTTTATGCCACGGAGAAAGATGATAGAATTATCCACTATCTTGGTTGCCCTATGCATCATTTCAAGGATCATATGGAATCTTTATTTACAGAAGGTATGTCTTGGAACAAATATGGTCATTATGAGGATGAAAACGGTAATCGAAAGATTGGCATTCAGATAGATCATATCATTCCCTGTAACGCCTTTGATCTCAACAATCCACAAGAATTGCTCTTGTGTTTTCATTGGAAGAATTGCCAACCCATGTGGGGTGAGGAAAACATGAGCAAATCTGACACCTACAAGCAGGAAGACAAGCTTCGTTATATCGAGAGCATGAAAGAGATCATGGACAATACTTCTTTGGATCAGCTCATAGAAAACGTCCAGAAAGATATTAAGGAAGAGATGGAACGAGAAAAGGAGCAAGCCGAGCTTGCTCTACAGAAGGAAGTCGAAAATAAAGCCCTGCAGAAAAAACAGTCATCGCTGTTTGAGGATTATCTTTACGATCAATGTCTGGAAAACATGCAAGTCATGTTTTTCATGTATGAGAATGCCAACAGCAATAAGGGTAAGGAGTACAAGAAGTCTCCGTTATTTCTCATGAAGAACAAAGAATCGCGCAAGACAGGCGGTGAGAACGCCAAATCCAAGACAGTGTATCAATATACGATCACCGATCGGAAATTTATACGATCGTTTGATTGCATGTCCGAGGCCGCGAAAGAATGTGGTATCAGTCATGCCTCCCTCTCCAATTGTTGTCGGCAAAAGACCCAGAGCAGTGCAGGATTTTGGTGGAGCTACGATCCTCCTGCTGTTGCATCAACGACAACAGAGGCTTAAAAAAAAATGATCCCAAAAGGGTTCTTCTCATTTCCTAACAGCTGATTGTACATACGCCTTGACACAAAATTGACCTAACATAACCATTTTTTTATTACCTAAACAGAGAATCCAAAACAAATAAACAATGTCCGCGATGGCCACTGTCGTGTCGGCCGTGTCGGCCGTGTTTGCATCCGCTCCAAAGGAGAAGACCGATTTCAATCGAGAAGATTATTATGCGACGCTACGAATCATGGCCGAGATGACCCCACCCCCTGTCCTCACTACGCTGGAAGGAAAGAAGGTGATGATTGCGCTACAGCACAAAAACACGCCTGTCCTCCGGCAAGTTGTCAAGCGAGCACGAAAGATTGATCATTGCCAGACCTGTGAGGAGCGTGTCCTCAAGCTTTTTCCTCTGTCCATCCCGGATAAGGACGGGAATATCGTGCCTCTCTTTTTGAACCCGACAACGACCCCTAAGCCCTATCAAGATCTTGCCCGGAGGAATCAAGAGTATTGCCATCACACCGACATTACGGGCATCCGCATCCTCACGGGTAGTGATGAATACCTGTTTGACTTTGCAGAGGAACAGGGAGTGGATCCGAGGATGGAAGGACGACTTTTCCATCATTTCTACAAGCTTTTGCCCTCTCAAAAGACCGAGCTTGATCCAGAGGAAACCAATCTCCTGCACAAAGCCTTTCATCGCTACTGTCCCCGTCAGTTGCCTGATATGCTGGAGACGCTCTTACCGCTTTCCAAGTGGACCTTGAACAATGGACTTTTCGAGATGATCAAGGACATTAAGACGTCCCTGGAATGTATTCGGGATGCAATTCCGGAAATTACGTACGGGGAGAACATTAGGCCTTCGGTGTCTTGGTTGTGGAGGGTCGTGGAGCGTTTCGAATCGATGGGAAAGATGCCGGACCAGCTGACGGTGCATCATAGATGGTTGTTCTGCGCCGAGATCCTGTTGTGGACCACCATCAGCCCCGATGGTCTCGATCATCAGAACGCGGTGTCTTGTGTGATCCAGCAGGCGCACAATAATGTGATTCCTGTCATGAGCTCGGCGAAGGATCGGTCTGCATTGATCAAGATTCTGAATCATCGTCTGTCTCCAGAGAATTACCAGCGAAGAACCGCTGCGCCTTCGGAGGGTCAGATCAACAATGCCATTCATGCGCTGGGAGATTTTACTAACACGATCATGACGCTGGAGGAAGCCACACAGATCCCTGGTGCGGTCATTGTGGGTGTGGGTATTCCGACGAATACAAAAACCTCGTCGATGAGCGCGTTTGATGCCATGAAGAAGGAAGCCAAGACGGCCACTGCCATCACGAACAAGAAGAAGAATCCATGGGGTCTGGCAGAGAGGTGTAGCGAGCCACAGATCCAAGGTCTCAAAGATCTTGTGAACTATGCTCGGGATCATCCACAAACCCCTATCTATCTGGACGCGTCGGGTATGGTGAGCGTCTATGTGGCTTCCACGACTCTTTCTAAGGAGATGTGCTGTGTGCCGTATATGTGGTGTTTTTTGCAGGATACGATGACCAAGATTTTCACCTTTCCTTCGCCGTGGGCCGAGATTGCAGTGATTCTTCCACAGTATGAGACCACCACCTACCATAATACGCTTTTTCTTCTCCGGGGTGCTCTTCGAGTCCCGTCGGATCTCAAGAATTGTTGTTTCCCGGAATTCTTGAGAATTGCGTCACGAAGGGTGTGTGGACCGGCGTTTGAGAAATTGAATGAGAAGATTCGTCTTTCTCTTCCGACGGCGGAGCCGGCAATTGGTAGGGGGACATCGGCGAGCCGTGGCGAGACCTTGATAAAGCCCATACGGGTGCGGGTCGAGGGAAGAGAATATACTTTTACCACCATGTAGATTTTTTTTTTTGTGTGGTTGTAGTAGCTCTGGATCCCGTATGTGCACGCGTTCGGAATAACGCGCAAAGGCGTAAAAAAAATATTTTAATAAATATTTTTTCTTCTGACAAAATAAAAATGTTTACAAATATATTTGTCTTTGTTTTTCTTATAATCATTCTTGTATTTGTTGCTTTGATATACAGCAAATTAAATATCACGGAAAATTACAACCAAGGTTGTAGAAAAGGTTTGTTTGGCGAAAGGAAGTGTTCTAATTGTGATTTTGGCAGTTGTAAAGACAAAGGTTGTCGTTGGCGGAGAAAAGATATACACACCGATTATTCATGTCAAGACAGCTAAGATAAAAGCATCTCACCACGCCAGCTCCTCTGTATTTGCCACGCAAAAATATGTTTTTTTTTGGGTAGGGAGTCAAAAAAAAAAAGTATCTGATTATTTTTTTTTTTAAAATCCAAACACTTTCTATT